CTTTATCGTAATGGCTAAGAAGGGAAAAACAAAAAAGAAAGGTAACAAGATTTGTCCTGCAGGTATAGCATGGGCAAAGAGAACCTTTGATACATATCCGTCAGCGTATGCGAATATGGCAGCAAGTAAATATTGTAAAGACCCTAATTACGCTAAGGGAGCTAAAAAGAAAAAGAAATGAATGTAAAACAAATGAGAGAAGTAGTGAAGCAACTTAAAGGAGCTTCGAAGATGCATGCTGCACAAGCTGCAAAGATTGAGAGAATGATTAAATCAATGTCAAAGAAAAAGAAATGAGTAAATTAAAAAGAGGAAGCAAACCACATCGAGATAAAAACAAAGGACTAACTAAAGGGCAAAAGTATATTGCTCAACAAAGTGCTCCTGTGGACCAAATCGATAGTGGAGACTTCAAAGTGTTAAACCAAAATAAATAATTAGTTATGCCAACAGTAAGTTATACATGTCCTGATACAGGCAAGAAAATGACAAAGTCTTTTCCATACAATGCAGTAGGGAAAGCACAAGCTGATGCTTTTGAAAAATTAAACCAAGGTTCTAAGAAGAACAATCCGGGATACGGAATGGAAGTAAACTATTAAGATGGGTGAGCTTAAGAAGTGGCGAGAAGAGAAGTGGGTTCGTATTGGAACCGATGGTTCTATTAAGGGAGCTTGTGGAACAAGCAAGAACAAAAAGAATCCTGATAGATGTTTGCCATTAGCTAAAGCTAAGTCCATGACAAAAGCTGAACGAGCTAGAACAGCTCGTAAGAAAAAGAGAGCAGGTAGAAGAGGCAAGACTGTAGTCGCTAATACCAAAGCAGGAAGGGTGACAAAAAAATACACAAAGAGATAATGCATTCAGAAGAGTGGTATGTTGAACAATACAATAGAAATAGATTACCTGAAGATTGGGTAAAGAACTATGTTGAACTTATGAACTTAATGGAAGCTTTAAAAAAAGAAGATGAAGTTTTATAAATATCAATATCAAAATTATAATATAGCAAGAGACAAAGACTTGCTACCAACTCCTGAAGAGCTTAATAAAAAGTTAGAAGAAGATGGCGAATAAATCTAAAATGAAATGCAATGTTGTTAGACCAAGTACTAGACCGGGTAAAAAGAAAATGGTTAAAGCTTGTGAAGGTGGAAAGGAAAAGCTTATTCACTTTGGAGCCAAAGGATATGGACATAATTATTCAGGAGCTGCAAGGAAAAGCTTTCGAGCAAGACACAAATGTTCAACAGCCAAATCAAAACTAACAGCAAGATATTGGGCATGTAAAAAATTATGGGCAGGCAAAGGTGGTAGTACCAAGTCTTCACCGAAAAATAGACAAGGAAAATATTAGTATATTTGTAATCAGTAATAATCATTAAAAATTAAAATCATGAAACAAGGTTATAACGCAAGACTAGATGAGTCTTTAGGAATGAAGCACAAAGGTGCTCATAAGCAATCTTTAAAAGACAGAAGAGACGAATCTAAAGGAGAGTCAAAAGCTTTAAGTGGACATGCATATGCAGGAGACCACTCAATGAAAGAAGACAAGCACTATCCAAAAGACGTTCACGGTCACTTAGGTGGATTAATTAGAAAATAATTAGTCATGGCTAAGAAAGGTGAAAAGGGTTTAGGCGAAATGATTAGCAAGGGTAATCAGGGCAAGTTCACGGCATGGGCTAAAAAGAATATGCCGGGCAAGTCGGTTTGTGCTGCAGCAAGTGCAGTAATGAAAAACAAAGACAAGTACAAAGCTCCTGTAGTCAAGATGGCAAACTTTGCTAAGAACTTCGGCTGTAAAAAATAAAAAGAATATGGGAAAATTATTAGTTAAATTAGGTACTTGGATATCCAAGAGTTGGATAAAAGTATTATGTAAATGGAATTGGTTAGTCTCTAAGTTAATAGTTAAAGTAGAGTCTTGTCCTGTATCAGAATGTATGTGTAAAAAATAATAACAAACAAAAACGTAAACAATGGCAACGATTCCAAATAGTGATAAATTTCACGCAGTATCAGAAGCAGTAGACACAAAGCTTAGAGGGTCTAGATTAACTAATAGTAGAAAGGCAGCATATACCATGTCAGATATTACTTCAACAGTAATTCTAAATGGTGGTGGTGGTGGACTTGCAGGTGCAGGTACCACATCATTTCTTTCAAGATGGATATCTCCAACACAATTGGGTGATAGTGATATAGAAAGAACAGCAGTTTATTCGACACCTAACGGAGGTCAGTATGAACTAAGAGGTAACTTAAAAATATTTGGAGAGTCTAACACAAGTGGTGTAGGTGCTTTATTTATTGAAGACAATACAAATGCAAGAGTTGAAATTAGAGATGTTGATAACGCAACAGGAAATATACTTTCTGAATTAGAGTTGGTAGCAAATGATTTATTTGTTACGATTGGTACTCCTAGTAATGTACCTGACAAGCCAATGTTAATTACCCGTAATGGTTCATCTAAATTTGGATTTGAAACTCAAACTAAGAATGGAGTTACATATGATGCATTTGGACCAAGGTCAGGAACAGCCTCATTAGGTGGAACTTCAGAGTGGGTAAACATATTTTTTAATCCACCTGCATATGCAGATGATGCAGCAGCAGGAGCAGCCGGACTAGGTGCAGACCAAGTTTATCAAACCGATGGTACCGGAGCAGCACCTTTAGATGTTGCAGGTATCCTGATGGTTAAGCAGTAAGATAAAATGTTTATCTTTGTCTTATGAAATGGAAGCATAAATCAAGAGGTCTAGGAGACACGGTGGAAAAGATAACAACAGCCTCCGGAATAAAAAGAGTTGTAAACACAGTAGCCAAAATGACAAATAGTGATTGTGGCTGTAATAAAAGACGAGACACTTTGAATAGAGTGTTTCCATATAAACAATAAAATATGGCATACCAAAAGTTAAATGCAAGTAGAGCGTGGAAAGTAATTCCTACTGACGATGGAATCATTCCTGAGTTCATGGTAAAAGATGGAACAGGAACAACTACCGGCACAAGCGCAAACGGGTTTAAAGATGCAACTGTTAACTTTCTTACAATAGGAGTAAAGAGAGGGATGGTAGTAGTAAACCCTGCAAGTGGAGCTTCAGCTATTATTCAGTCTGTTAGTGAAGACGAGATAATTATGAATGCTCAACCGGTACCTAACATAGGAGATGCTTATGCAATCTATGGTGGCAACAACCAAGGAGCAGTATTATATGTAGGTACAGGAGGAGAAGTTAGAGTATTAACTTCAGGTAATGATGATGTAGTATTTGCAGGAGTACCCGGTGGAACATTCATTCCGGTAAACTGTATTAAAGTATTTGCAACAGATACTACAGCTAGCGATATATTAGCACTTTGGTAAAATGCCTTTAGGAATTGGAATAGGAATTGGAATACCGTTTCAACAAAGAGTTGGAATAACTCCACCTGTACAAAATTTTATAATAACTGAGTCGGCACCAATGGTACCGGCAGACGACCAAATAGTAACTGAGGGTGGGTCACCTTTAATAGTAGAATAATATGGCAACAAAATTTTCACAATTTAATTTAGAGAATAATCCTCAGAATCTAACTACTGAGTTAGTAGGATTGAATACTGTGGCAGGAACTAATATTAAAGTTCCGGCTGACCTCGCATTGTTGGATGCTCTAACAGATTCACCAAATCAAACCAACAATGACATGCTTTACATTAGTGGTGGTAATGTAGATTTTATCAATCCCTCACAACACCCTAATGTTCCTGTAAGACAAACCCTTTACGCAGAATGGGTTAACCAAAATGCAGGTACACCAAACCAATCTTATTTTAATGTTTTAAAAAATACTTTAACAAATGTTCCTTACAACGATGAGCAGGCTAACATAAACACTAATTCACAAGGAACAGGAATTGTAATGCAATACAACGGTCTACCCGGAAACAACGGTACTACTACATTTGAAATTGCTAATGCAGGTCAATACAAGATAGGAGTTAACTTAAGTTTCTTTGACCAAAACCAACAAGGGATGACAGTATTTGCCGGAATATATCGAGTTGCAGGTGGTTCAATAATTAAAGGACTTATCAATGAAGTGGCTTCAGGATTTAAAAATGATATAAATTACTTTGGTCAAAATAGTATCACTTGTGTTGACAACGATGAGATAGAAATCAAAATAGAATTTACAGGTGGTGTAGGAAACAATCCATTCCCTGCAATTGGTACGGCTGCAGGTTCTATAGCTACCTCTATTCTTATAGAGCGTGTGGGCAAATAATCCTATATTTTTTTTCTTTATCTTTGTCTCATGGAATTTATTCAAACTAACTCTTATTTAATGGACATTAAAATAATATATGAAGTAGTTAAATCGGATAATAAAAATGACACAAAAGAAAGAAGAAAATCTTACATCAGATACAAAGTTTAGTTTATCAATTAAAGAAATCATTGCAGCAGCTATCGGGTTCAGTTCTCTGATAGGAATGTACTTTACATTACAAGCTCAAATACAAACTGCAATGGAGCTTCCAAAACCTGAGATTCAAAAGGTTGAGTTCGAGTATAAAGATAAATTAATTAGGTCCACCATTGAGAAGATTGATGCTGATGTTACTACAGTAAAAGAAGACGTAAATGAAATCAAGAACTCCCTTGAGAAGATGGATGAGCGTCTTTATGAAATGAGCAAGAAATCAAGATGAGATGGTTAATAATTTTATTACTATATTCTCAAGCTTTACTTTCCCAAGATTTTAAAGACGGCATATCTGTCGTACAATTCAACGCTTCCTTTTTATCTGAAAACGCTATTTCATTAGAACCTATTCGTGATGCTGAAACTCAGCTATTGCTTATGGGTAAACACCCTGACGTTTTTGAAAAAGAAAAAATAGTTTTTCTGCCAACAGTTGTACTGTATCATAACGGCAAAGAAATTGTTAGAGTAGAGAGTGATATAACTTTAAAGCTACCTGAAAATACTTTAGACGTTATTCAAGAAGAGATTGATTTAATAATTGAAAGCAAGTTTTAATATGGACAGAAAAAAAATTACCGAGAAGTTTGCGCTAAACTCAATAGCAGTAATAATAATATTTTTGATAGCTGCTTTATTGTCTGTTAGTGTACAAGCACAAGAAGCAAAAAAAGAAAGTATATTTAAAAAGTTTTACGCAGACTTTTTAAAGTACGGAACTGTATATGTAGCAGGAGAAGTATCTAATGCATACGAAACACAGAGTCCAAGTTACTTTGTAAGAACTAATCCTGACAATCTTTATGATGTACCTCAAGTTATAGACAATACAGTTTATCATCCTCATGACTATAGAATAGGTGTTGGTTTTCGTAAGCTAGCTAGATTTGACTATGAGATAAAAGCAAAAAATTATTACGATGGAAAAGAAAACAACATAGCTCTATCTTCTCCCACCTCAGCAGTAAAAGGTTTTGAATACCTTATTCACTATGAAAAGGAAAGAGAAAGAAGTCAAGAGTTTACTAATACAAGATACTTTGTTAGACATACAGGTAACTATCATATAGTTAAGTTTGAGCAAAGAGAACAAGGTAATGTTGGTTTCAAATATATGTCGGGAGAAGTTAGAGCAAGACTTCCTATTGGAAAAAAGTTTAGTCTTTCAGCAGGCGTTATATATAGAACACACCAACGTCCATACGGATATAATCCTATAGAGATTTGGTTGAATGAAATAGATGATGACGGATATCCTGTAAACCCATGGTATAGTCTAGGATATCAATATGGATATCAAGATATATGGTATTCACAAGAAGATGCATTAGGCAATGAAACATATGATTGGTATTGGATAAATGAACAAGGAGATGTAGTGGCACATACTGACGTACAGTTTAGAGACTTGGTATTTGGTAGGCTGATGAACAGGTTCAATCAGGAGAAGTGGGCTGAGTTAGATGTGTTTGGTGAAGTAGCTCCTGTAGTTGGTTTTGATTTTTATGAATATAAAAAAGACTTTTGGTTACATGCTTATGGTAATTGGATTCTTCCTTATCATAAATACATACAAGGCAATGAAGATTTTTCATATCTTAATAGAAACAATTGGGGTCTTGGGGGATTAAGACAAGATGCAGAGCCTGAACAATGGGATGATTATCAGGCAGGATTAATTGTTGGATGGAAACTTTCAAGACAACTCGGTGTATTTATTGAAGCAGAGTATACTAAATTTTGGGATTCAAAATTATATAATAGTTCTGTAGGAATTAACTTTAGATTATAATGGCACGAAGAGCTAACGTAGTAACATATAGAAAACCAAAACGCAAATCCCATCCACATAGTAAAAACGCTAGCCGTGGACAAACGGGATATGTAAAACCATATAGAGGACAAGGAAGATGAAAACTGAAAACGTAGAAAAAATAATAGTACATTGTTCGGCAACTCGTGAAGGAGATGACTCGGTCAATGTAGAAGTAATAGATAGATGGCACAAAGCTAGAGGATGGCGAGGGTGTGGATATCATTTTGTTGTGTTGATGGATGGAAAGATTGAAGTGGGAAGAAAGTTAAATGAATGTGGAGCTCACACAAAAGGAATCAATTGCAAGTCATGGGGAGTTTGTTATGTTGGAGGAGTAGAGAAAGACGGTAAGACTCCTAAAGATACTAGAACTGAAAAGCAAAAAGAAGCATTAGAATATCTATTATACTTTTTAAAATTATTACAACCTGAAGCAAAGATTCATGGACATAGAGATTTTGCCAACAAAGCTTGTCCTAGTTTTGATGCAACAAAAGAATACGAAAACTTATGAAAGAAATTTTAAGCAAAATATTTGGAGGAGCAGCAACTAATGTAGCTGATGGATTAGCAGGTATAGTAGATAAGTTTGTAAAAACTCCTGAAGAAAAAGATGCATTTGAAAAAGAAATGACACAGCTCTTCATGAAGCATGAAGCTGACATGGAAAAAAATATTACTGAGAGATGGGTATCGGACAATTCTGCATCTAAGTTAACAAAAAACATAAGACCGATAGTCTTATTGTTTCTTGTGGTATCTACGGTAGTTATGATATTTATAGACGCAGGAATGATTACGTTTGAAGTAGAAGATAAATGGACAGACCTCTTGCAGCTAACTTTAATTACAGTTATATCTGCATACTTCGGTGGACGTAGTTTTGAAAAGATTAGACAAAATAAAAAATAGTATCTTTGTATAAATTAAATTTAATAAAATGAGTAAAGAAGTAAAACTAGAAGAAAAAGAATTAGCAGAACTAAAAGAAGCAAAGGTTGCATTAGATAAATATAAATTAGCAATAGGCGATTTAGAACTGCAAAAGAAAAGTTTATATGAATCTGTAACTTCCCTACAACAGGAGTTCACTCAGATGGAAGATAAACTAATTAAAAAATATGGAAAAGATTCTGTTATCAATATGCATACCGGAGTCGTAAAACAAAAAACCGATGAGTAAAATTGAACAATATCCCGTAGTAAATCCCGTAGGTGGAGACAAAATTATTATTACCCAAGTTAACGGTAATCCACCGGATGCTACAAAGAATATTACTGTTCAAAGTATAATCGATTTAGTTCCTCCTCCACCCCCTCAGTCACCTCCAACAATTACAGCTACAAAGCTACTTTATGGAGATGCTACTAATGTGGGTGTAGATACAGATAAGTTATCTTATATTTCAGGTGGACTAGGTTCGGTTGGACAAGATACCGTGGTTATTGATGGGACGATGTCTTTAACAGCAACTTCCATAAATGATGGTGGGTCAATTGACATTGGTTCGAAGATAGGTACTGCATATACAAATTCCATATTGATAGGTCAAGAAATCAACGACCTAGGTGGTGCTAGTAATAATAGTAGCATTATGGTGGGTAAGATTCTAGCTAGGAATGCAACTAGTATTAATGCATCACACTTGTTTGGTACAGACTTAGGTACAAATGCAAACGCTGTAGATGGTTGTATCATTATTGGTAGAGGAAGTTTAAATAATACTAACGGTGATGCAACCGGCAATATTTGTATTGGTAGCTCTTCCTTATCAGATAACTTAACAACTTGTAAAGACAATATTGTTATAGGAGACCTTGCAGCAGGTATGGATGAGGCAGAAGAAAACATAGTGATAGGTAGAGCAACCCTTCAACAAGTTGATTCAGCAACTCAAAATGTTATTATAGGTTCTGAAGCAGCAAGAGATATGAATTGGACCGGACCCGGGACTACAACAGCAGATGAAAATGTTATTATTGGTCATTCAGCAGCAATTAGATGTGGAGATGAATTCAATACTTCAAATACTTTTATTGGAGCATTTACTGCAGCAAATGTAAATCAAGGCTCATCCAATAACGAAGTAAATGAAAAAAATACTTTCCTTGGAACAAGAGCAGGACTAAATTTAGGTCTTACTAATCCTAACCAACAATCAGTTAATGATAATATATTAATTGGTTATAGAGCAGGTGGTAATGGTGCAAGTACTAATGTTCAGGCATATGAACATAATATATATATAGGCTCAGACGCAGGATTAGAAGCAGCCGGTGTAGGTAATATAGGAATTGGACAAAACGCTAATGTAAGTGGTAACCTAGGTTTTTATAATACAGCACTTGGAGTAAACGCTTTACAGAGTCAAACAGGTGGGGACTTTAATGTAGCTGTAGGTAATGATGCGTTACAGCAAATGCAAACTGCAACTAATAATACAGCTATTGGTAAGGCAGCAGGTTCTACTGTAGTAGGATTTAGTAACACAACTGCTTTGGGTCACAACTCTCAACCACAAGGAAGTGATGAAATAGTATTAGGAGATAATGCAGTTACCACTTTAAGATGTAACACTCCTGTTATTTCAGGTCTATCTGATGTAAGAGATAAAGATAATATTGAAGAGTTATCTTGTGGTTTACAATTTATCATGGACTTAGACCCTGTATCATGGGATTGGGACAGAAGAGATGGTACAATGCAGGGTAAAAAAGGTTCAGGTTTTGTGGCACAAGAAATTGACGAAGTAGTACAAGATTGGGAAGCAGAAGAAATATTGCCATCATTAGTAAACAAAAATAATCCTGATGCTTGGGAAGTTGGTAGCGCAGCACTTATACCTGTGTTAGTCAAAGCTATACAAGAACTCAAGGAAGAGCTTGACGCTTGCAAAGCAGGAAAATAATTTTAATTAAATGGAAATAAGAAAAATTTCTATCGGTCCTGATTACAAATCAGGAGGTATGCACTATTTAGTAGGACAATCCGTTCTTAATGGCAGACACACTATTCACTTAATTAAATATAGTATTGAGCAAGATGCTTATCAAATCTATATAGAAGATAGCGATGAGAAAGAAATTTTATTATGGAAACAGTTCAATGGCACAATGCCTATATCTTTAGAATTTAATATACACTTTTAATCAAATGAAACAAAATGAAGTCACCAAATCAATTTATAGTTATTCCTAAAAATGACAGAAGGTATGACAATATAAAAGATATTGATGGGACTCAAGTCATATTAGATGTTTCAGAAGAATCATATTCTTTCTCAAATCGTGAAGCTGTTGTTTTATCTACACCAATTAATTACAAAGGACCTATTGAAGAAGGTGACAGCATTTTAGTTCACCATAATGTTTTTAAATTTTTTAATGACATGCACGGAAGAAGACAAAGTGGTAAAAGTTTTTTTCGTGACAATCAGTTTTTTGTAGACGAGAATCAATATTATATGTACAAAAAAGTACATCAATGGATAGCCATCGAACCTTTTTGTTTTGTATCACCTCTTCCCAAAATAGACACCTATATATATAAGAATATAACTAACGAACCTTTGATGGGTGTAATGGAGTATACTTGTCCTTCAATAGATAAACATGGAATTAAAAAAGGTGATGTGGTTACTTTCATGCCGGATTCAGAATATGAGTTTAGATTAGATGATAGAATACTATATCGAATTCGTTCTAAAAATATAATAGCATATGAATCTAAAAGAGACTAAATTAAAAATTATACAAGCAGGATATAGAGCAGTAGAGCAACTAGTCAAAGTAGCTAAAGAAGATATTATTAAATTAGATACTGATGATGACTTGGCTGCTGATAGATTAAAGAATGCTGCAGCAACTAAAAAGCTAGCTATCTTTGATGCTTTTGAAATTCTTACAAGAATAGAAGCAGAAAAAGAGGCAATAGAAATGGGTGAGGGTAAACCAAGAACTAAACAAGGTTTCGCTGAAAGTCGTTCTAAATGATAAAAGAAATAAAAAATTATATACCACAAAATGTTGTCTCTAATAAGAATAGAGCAAGAAGTTGGTTGTATGGTTATAATAAAAAATATGATTTAATTATTATATCTAAAAGTGGACAACTAGGAAAGATAGTAGAAATTTCTAATTTAAAAATAGGTTTACCTAAAGCTCCCAAAGAAGTTTACAAAAGACATGAAAGCAAGTTAAAGCAGTATTGGGAAAGAAAAGAGCTGCCTAAAAACTTGTCTAGAATTAAATCTATATTTCAATGGAATGAAATGCCTAACTCATTCAAAGATAAATATGTTGATTACATAGAGCAAGAGTTTGATTATAGAGAACAAGGTTATTGGTTTATGAGCCGTGGAGTTCCAACTTATATAACCGGTTCTCATTATATGTATTTGCAATGGACCAAAATAGATGTCGGTTATCCTGACTTTAGAGAAGCTAACAGAGCTTTTTTTATTTTTTGGGAAGCTTGTAAAGCTGACTCAAGAAGTTACGGAATGATATATTTAAAAATTAGACGTTCAGGATTTTCATTCATGGGCTCTTCTGAATGTGTGAATACAGCAACATTAGCTAAAGATTCTAGAATAGGTATACTCTCAAAGACAGGAGCCGATGCTAAAAAAATGTTTACAGACAAAGTTGTTCCAATCTCTAACCGTCTGCCATTCTTTTTCAAACCTATTCAAGACGGAATGGACAAACCTAAATCCGAATTAGCGTATAGAGTTCCTGCATCTAAGATTACAAAAAAGAATATGCATGAAGTTTTTGAAGATGACATGCAAGGATTAGATACCACTATTGATTGGAAAAACACAGACGATAACTCTTATGATGGAGAAAAGCTTTTATTATTAGTTCATGATGAAAGTGGTAAATGGGTGAAGCCAAATAATATATTAAACAATTGGAATGTAACTAAAACTTGCTTAAGACTAGGTAGCAAAATTATAGGGAAATGTATGATGGGTAGTACATCAAACGCATTGGAGAAGGGTGGGAATAATTTTAAAAAACTTTATGACGATTCATCTGCCTTACAAAGAAATGCTAATGGACAAACTAAAAGTGGATTGTATAGTTTGTTTATTCCCATGGAGTGGAACATGGAAGGTTTTATAGATAGATATGGAATGCCTGTGTTGGAGGTGCCTAAGGTAGAACAAGAAGGAGTGGATGGACAGCCAATCTATACAAGCTCAATTGAGTATTGGAAAGGAGAAGTAGAATCTTTGAAGTCAGACCCTGACAACTTAAATGAATTTTACAGGCAGTTTCCAAGAACAACTTCTCACGCTTTTAGAGATGAAAGTGTTTCTTCTATTTTTAATTTAAGCAAACTATATCAACAAATAGATTACAATGACTCAATGATTACAGAGCATCATATAACTCGTGGAAAATTTATTTGGAAAGATGGAGTTAAAGATTCTAAAGTAGTATGGGTGCCGGACAAAAAAGGTAGGTTTAATATATCATGGTTGCCGTCAGCCAATATACAAAACCATGCTCATGAAAGAAACGGATTAAAGATTCCCGGCAATGAACATCTTGGAGCTTTTGGTTGTGACTCCTATGATATAAGTGGAGTAGTTGGAGGAGGAGGTTCTAATGGAGCCTTGCATGGTCTGACAAAGTTTAACATGGATGACGCACCAAGCAATGAGTTTTTTTTAGAGTATATTGCAAGACCACAAACTGCCGAAATGTTTTTTGAAGATGTATTGATGGCTTGTGTTTTTTATGGCATGCCAATCTTAGTAGAGAATAATAAACCAAGGTTGTTGTATCATTTTAAAAATAGAGGATATAGAAAGTATTGTATGAATAGACCTGACAAGCATTTTAATAAATTATCAAAAACAGAAAGGGAGCTAGGTGGTATTCCTAACACAAGCGAAGAAGTAAAACAAGCACATGCTGCAGCTATAGAATCTTACATTGAAAAATATATCGGAATTGATTTTGAAGGAATATTTAGACCTGATGAAGACATGGGTTCTATGCCTTTTAACAGAACATTATTAGATTGGGCAAAGTTTGATATAAACAACAGAACCAAGTATGATGCTAGTATTAGCTCAGGTTTAGCTATAATGGCTTGTCAGAAGCACTTATATGTGGCTGAAAGAAAAAATTCAAAAATAAAACTTAACTTTGCAAGGTATACTAATACAGGCATACAAAGCGAAATAATTAGATGAAAGATGTACAAGTAAACATAACCGAAGCAGCTTTCCCAAGTCAATTTGTATCTGACGCAGAAAAAGAAACTCAGGAGTATGGCTTACAGATAGGACAAGCTATACAGTATGAATGGTTCCGTAGGGACGGAGTTAGTTGTAGATTCTATGACCAATTCCGACAATTCCATAGGCTTCGCTTATACGCAAGAGGAGAGCAATCTGTAGCAAAATATAAGAATGAACTCGCTATCGATGGAGATTTAAGTTATCTAAATTTAGATTGGACACCGGTACCTATCATTCCTAAGTTTGTAGATATAGTTGTTAACGGAATGTCTGACCGATTATTTAAGGTAAAGGCATATGCACAAGATGCTATGTCACAATCAAAGAGGAGCAAGTATCAGGATATGGTAGAAGCTCAGATGGTATCAAAAGATTTTCTACTAAACTTACAGCAGAATACAGGGTTTGACCCATTCATGGTTTCACCTGAACAATTACCTCAATCGGATGAGGAGCTTTCATTATATATGGAGCTTAACTATAAACCTGCAATTGAGATAGCTGAAGAAGAAGCTATCAATACTATCTTCGAGGAAAACCATTACATTGATTTAAGAAAAAGATTAGATTATGATTTAACTGTTTTAGGTATTGCAGTAAGCAAACATCAATTCCTTCCGGGGTCAGGAGTAGAAGTAAGTTATGTTGACCCTGCTAATATTGTATACAGCTATACTGAAGACCCACATTTTAAAGATTGTTTCTATTGGGGAGAAGTAAAAACACTTCCTATTGTAGAGCTAATAAAAATTGACCCTTCACTAACGAATGAGGATTTAGATACTATAAGTAAGTATAGTCAAAATTGGTATGATTATTATAATGTAGCACAATATTATGAGAATGACATGTTCTATAAAGACACATGTACATTGCTTTATTTTAACTACAAGACAACTAAAAAAATAGTATACAAGAAAAAAATATTAGCTACAGGTGGTAATAAGGTTATTGAGAAAGATGACCAATTTAATCCACCCGTAGAAGTAATGGAAGAAGCTAACTTTGAAAAGATAGAGAAAACTATTGACGTATGGTATGACGGAATAATGGTTATGGGTACCAACATTTTATTGAAGTGGCAGATGGCTGAGAACATGGTTAGACCTAAGTCTTCATCACAACATGCTCTACCTAATTATGTAGCAGTTGCACCTAGAATGTATAAAGGTGTTGTTGAATCTTTAGTTAGAAGAATGATTCCATTTGCTGATTTAATCCAAGTGACTCATTTAAAACTTCAACAAGTAATTGCACGAACAGTTCCTGATGGAGTATTTATTGATGCAGATGGATTGAATGAAGTTGATTTAGGGACAGGTCAAGCATATAATCCTGAGGACGCATTAAGAATGTTTTTCCAAACAGGTTCGGTTATTGGAAGAAGCTACACTCAAGATGGTGACTTTAATCAAGCTAGAGTTCCAATCAAAGAAATAGCTTCTAGTTCAGGAGCATCGAAAGCTCAAATGCTGATTGCTAATTACAACCATTATCTTCAAATGTTAAGAGATGTTACAGGATTGAATGAAGCAAGAGATGCAAGTGTACCTGACCCTAACTCTTTAGTTGGTCTACAAAAACTTGCAGCCTTAAATTCTAATGTAGCCACTCGTCATATATTAGATGGTGCGTTATATATATATAGAAGTTTATCTGAAGCTCTGACTTATAGAGTAGCTGACATTTTAGAGTATGCAGATTTTAAAGATGATTTCATAAATAAAATCGGTAAATACAATGTGAGTATCTTAAATGATATTTCTGACTTATATATATATGACTTTGGAATCTTTATTGAGGTAGCACCGGATGAAGAGCAAAGACAACAGTTAGAGCAAAACATTCAAATGGCTTTATCTAAACAGGATATAAATTTAGAAGATGCAATTGATATTAGAGAGCTTAAAAATTTAAAACTTGCTAATCAATTACTCAAGCTAAAGCGTAAGCAAAAGGCTGAAGAAGAACAGAAGATGAAAATGCAACAGCAACAAGCTCAAGCTCAAGCTCAAATGCAATCACAACAGATGGCTGCTCAAATGGCAATGCAAAAATCACAACAAGAGATACAGGGCAAGATGCAATTGAAGCAGGCAGAGATAGCATTTGAAATAGAGAAGATGAACAATGAAGCTGCATTGAAAAGTAAACTAATGGAAGAAGAGTTTAATTATAATCAAAAGCTTCGTGGTATATCAGAACAAGCGTTGGCTTTTAGAGAAGGAGCAAGAGAAGAAGCTAAGTCTAAAAGAATAAGCCAACAAAATACAGAACAATCTAAAATGATTGCTCAACGTAAAAATAATTTACCACCTCAAAATTTTGAATCAAATGAGGACAGTCTAGACGGATTCGACTTGGCAGAATTTGACCCTAGATAGTAAATAATTTGAACGAAAAATATTTATTAACTTTGTATAAAAATTTAATCTAATGGAAATAAAAGTAAAAGACCTTGGGTCTGATGAAGAAAAATCAGTATCCCAAAAGGAACAAGAAGTTCTTGACAAAGCTGTAGAAAAAGAAACTGCAGCTCCAAAAGTGGAAGAGGTTAGTTCAGAAACACCTAGCGAACCAACACCACAAGTTGAAGAGAGTGCTAAACCTCAAGAGGAAGCACCAAAAGAAGTTACTCAATCCTCAGAGTTAAAAGAGGAGGATGTTCTTTCATTTATTAAGAATAGATACGACAAAGATGTTGCATCCGTTTCAGATTTGTTTGCAGAAAAAGAAGCAAACGAAGAAATTCCTGAAGACGTTGCTGCATATTTAGAGTATAGAAAAAAGACAGGACGTAGTTTTGAAGACTATTCTAAATTGAATAGAGACTTCAAAGCTATGGATGAAAAGCAGCTTCTTAGAGAATATTATCATGCTACTGAAGATTCATTAGATGGAGATGATATTAATTACATGCTTGAAGATTTTGCGTATGACGCAGATGTAGATGAAGAAAATGTAATAAAGAAAAAGAAGTTAGCTTTTAAAAAAGAGATTGGTAAAGCAAGAAAGTTTTTCGAAGCTCAGAAAGAAATGTATAAGGAGCCACTTGAGTCAAGTACGGCATCTATTTCTGAAGAGCAACAAAAAACTATTGAAGCTTATAATCAATATGTAAAGGATGCTCAGACCTATGAAGAGGAAGCAAAAAGGAAACGAGATTGGTTCTTATCTAAGACCGAAGAAGTTTTTTCCCCGGAGTTCAAAGGTTTTGACTTCAAAGTTGGTGAAGACAAAGTGATAACTTTTTTACCTTCTACGAATGTGGCTGAGATTAAAACTTTAAATTCTGATTCATCAAACTTTATTAAAAGGTTTCTTGATGAAGAAACAGGTTTAATCAAAGACGCAGTAGGTTACCATAGAGCTGCATCCGTTGCTCAGAATCCTGAAAGGTTTGCCAAGTTTTTTTATGAACAAGGTATGGCTGACGCAACGACAGATGTGACAAAAAAAATTAAAAATGTCAATATGTCTACGAGGAATACACCTCAAGTTGCGAAGAAGGATGGTATGACAATTAGAGCTCTCAACCCAACTGAGGGGAGAGGACTCAAAATTAAAAGTAGAAAGTAATTAATAATTAAAAATTAGAAAAAATGGCAGGTAATTTACAAGCGAATCCAACATTTTCTTTGCAGCCTTCTGCACAGAAAGTACCGTTGGAGACAAATTACATTACCAACTTTGACTTCTTGAATCAGTATCTTCCTGATACATATGAGAAAGAATTTGAAAGATATGGTAATCGTACACTTAGCTCGTTCCTAAGAATGGTGGGAGCTGAGATGCCTTCTAACTCTGACCTTATTAAGTGGGCAGAGCAAGGTAGGCTACATATTAAATATGTACAAGTAGGGGGAGACCCTGCATCAAACATTGGTGATGCAACATGTACATTCCAAGTTAACGACCCGGCAATCGGTGCAAACCCTGCAGGGACAGTTATCACGGGTAGCAACCCGTTTGATGCTCAAGGTGGTATAGCCTTAAGAGTAGGACAAACTGTAGTTGTTAGCCAAAACAATGGTTCAGGTGAAAACAAAGGTATTATCACAGCAGTAGAAGTGGGTGGTAATATTCTTCAATTTACTGTAGCGTTCTATGAAGCAGCAGGTTTAGTAACTGCAGGAACAGGATTCGGTAACGATGATGTTACAGTATTCATCTATGGTTCTGAGTTCCAAAAAGGAACAGCAGGAATGGATGGTTCATTAGAGTCTGATGACTACATCTTTGAGAACAACCCAATCATTTTAAAAGATACTTATCTAGTAAATGGTTCGGATATGGCTCAAATCGGTTGGATTGAAATCACAACTGAGGATGGTGCATCAGGATACTTATGGTACCTAAAATCAGAGCACGAAACTAGATTAAGATTCGATGACTATTTAGAAACTTCAATGATTGAAGCAGTACCGGCAGGAGCAGCTTCAGGTGCAGCAGTCGCAGGATTCATTGGTTCAGAAGGTGTATTCCACGCTGTAGGAACTAGAGGAAACTTGTGGGGTGGTGGTAACCCTGACGCTTTAGCTGACTTTGATGCAGTTATCGATAGATTAGACAAGCAAGGAGCAATCGAAGAAAATGTACTCTTCGTTAACAGACAATTCGGATTCGATATTGATGATATGTTAGCAGCTCAAAACTCATATGGTGCAGGTGGTACGTCTTACGGACTATTTGACAACGATGAGGAAATGGCTCTTAACTTAGGATTCTCAGGATTCCGAAGAGGTTATGACTTCTATAAGTCTGATTGGAAATATCTGAATGACCCAACAATGAGAGGTGGTTTAACAAACAACCCTGTTATTCCGGGTTCAGGTGCAATCACAGGTTTATTAGTACCGGCAGGTTCTACAAGTGTTTATGACCAAGTACTTGGTAAAAATGCTAAGAGACCTTTCCTTCATGTACGTTATAGAGCTTCAGAAACTGAAGACAGACGTTACAAGACTTGGATTACAGGTTCAGCAGGTGGAGCAGCTACTACAGACATTGATGAGATGAGAGTTAACTTCTTATCAGAAAGATGTGTTTGTGTTATGGGTGCGAACAACTTCGTATTATTTGAAGAATAATACCTATATATATATTGATAAGGGAGTCTTCGGACTCCCCTATCTTTTTTTATTAATCAACTTTAATTTTAAATATAATGAAAAAGCAAAAAGAATTTAAGTCACGAATATATCGTTTGACGAGAGGAGCAGCTCCCTTGAGCTTCATGCTCCCATCCAAAAGTTCAAAGCGTAGACCTCTACTTTACTTTGATGAAGAAACAGGAGAAAATAGAGAAATCAGATACGCAACTAATCAACAAAGTCCTTTTAAAGATGAGCAAGATGGCAATGCTATCGTAACGCCTATTATCTTTGAATCAGGATTACTAAGAGTTCCAAAACAAAATCAAGCCTTACAAAGATTTCTAGCTTATCATCCTTTGAATGGAAGAAAGTTTGAAGAAGTAGATACAGCCAAAGATGCAGCTAGAGAAGTTGAATCTTTGAATGTTGAAGTAGACGCTTTAATTGCAGCCAAGCAAATGGATGTAGAAGAAATGGAAGCAGTAGGAAGAGTGATATTAAAAGGAGATGTAACAAAAATGTCTAGCTCTGAATTGAAACGAGACATTTTAGTTTACGCTAGAAATTATCCTTCAGACTTTTTACAAGTCATTGATGACCCTGCATTAAAGTTACATTCAACTATTCAAAAGTTTTTTGAAGAAGGAATGTTATCTTATAGAAACAAAAAGAAAGATGTTTATTTTAATCTACCATCAAACAAAAAGAGATTAGTAACTATTCCTTTTGGTGAAGAACCTCTGCATGTATTAGCTTCTTATTTTAAGACTGATGAGGGTGTAGAAAAACTTGAGTATTTAGAAAAACAATTATCGTAGTGTAGGCACACATTGTGGTTTAGTTAGTAGGGGGTTGATTTTTTCAACCCTCTTTTTTTTTTGTTTATCTTTGTAAAAAAGATTTATAGATGATAAACTCAGTCCGAAACACGGTATTAGCTATACTTAATAAAAATAATTACGGATACATATCGCCACAAGATTTCAACCTTTATGCAAAGCAAGCACAGCTAGATTTGTTTGAGGATTATTTTTATCAATATAACTATCAGGTAAACAAAGAAAACGCAAGACAATCCGGTACAGGTTATGCCGATATTAAAAAAGGATACGAAGAGGTAATAGATTTGTTTTCTGTTTTTCTTCCGTTAAACTTTGTGGCTTCTCAGTTCTATAATATGCCATCAGTAGCTACTACTGCATCGGATTATTATTTTATTAATAAAGTATTGTTTTCTCCATCTCAAGCTGCAGGGACAGGTGTTCTTGCTACTGATTTTGTAGAAGTGGAAAAGGTTACTCATAAAAAAATTAATTTACTAAGGTCTTCTTTACTTACTGCGCCTAATGAAACTTATCCTGCATATACAACTGAAGGAGATTTGTTAACGGTTTTTGGTCCAACAGGATTAGTGCAAAATAGTATATGGTGTCAATATATAAGATACCCTAGAGACCCACAATGGACATACACTACATTAACCGGAGGAGAACCTGTGTTTAATCAATCAAACCCATCGTTTCAAGACTTTGAGTTACCACTTGACGATGAGTATAATTTAGTTAGCAAAATATTACAGTTTGCAGGCATGTCGATTAGAGAGGTAACTGCTGTTCAATTTGGTGGACAACTAGAAACTTTAGAAAATACAGAAGAAAAATAATAGATTATGACTTATATATCAGCTTATCAATATTATGAAAACGGAGGGAATCCACCTGAGAATGCTAATTGGGGGTCATATCAATATGTTAGCTTAGAGGATATCGTTACAAACTTTCAACTAATGTATGCAGGTAACCATTCATTAGTAAACAATGAAGAAAGGTATAAAATTTTATTCCATGCCAAAAGAGGAATACAAGAACTAAACTACGATGCTTTTAAAGAAATAAAAATATTAGAGCTTGATGTGTGTAACAACTTAAGATTTGTGTTGCCACCTGACTATGTAAATTGGGTGAGAATACAAGTATTCAGAAACGGCTTACTATATCCTTTAACGGAAAACATTCAAACAAATTATAGCGATGCATATCTTCAAGACCATGATTGTAGAATTTTGTTTGACCAAGATGGAAATGTATTGAAACCTCAATATTCAGATTTAGATTTTGAAAGAATCACATCCGGTTTAAAAAGTATTTACTTAAATAAAAATAGTATTTTCTATGGCTATGAAGGTTGGTGTTGTGATGGATATTGGTATTTCGATTATGCAATTGGTGCTAGGTTTGGATTAAACACCGAGACAGCTAATGCCAATCCTACTTTTTCTATTGACAGAAAAGGTGGGGTCATAAACTTTAGCTCAGGAATGGCTAACGAAAAATGTATCTTAGAATATGTATCGGATGGTATGGAAAATGGTAACGACTCCTTAGTGACAGTAAACAAATTATTTGAAGATTATATTTATGCATATATCGAATATGCTATTCTAAGTTCAAAGGTTGGTGTGCAAGAGTATATAGTTAATAGATTAAGAAAAAAGAAAGCTTCATTGCTGCGCAACGCAAAAATTAGAATAAGCAATATACACCCGGGTAGACTCTTAATGAATCTTAGGGGTAGAGATAAATGGATAAAGTAGTATGGCGAATACAAGCAGAAATTTTGTAGCAGGTAAAATGAACAAGGGTCTTGATGAAAGACTCTTACCTAATGGACAGTATATAGATGCTGTTAATGTTCGTTTAGGTTCTACTGAAACCACAGAGATTGGTGCAGTTGAAAACTCTAAAGGAAACGAGCAGTTGACTACTCTTAATTATAACGGAATCAATCTTTCAAGTGCTGCTATATGTTTAGGAGCTATTGAAGTAGGGGAAGAAGAAACTATGTATTGGTTTGTTCACGACCCTTCTTATGGTCAAGGAGATACAGGAAAGTGTGATATGATAGTTTCATTTAACACGAATAGTCAAACCTTAACTTATCATGTTGTAAGTATTGATGACGGAGGAGGAGTAAATACTACTTTAAATTTTGACCCTGACTATTTAGTGTTAGGTGTTAACTATGTAGACGAGTTAATATTTTTTACTGATAACAATAACCCTCCAAGATTTTTCAATGTAAATAGAAACTATCCAAATCCTGATGGAAACTTTATTGACCAATTTAGTGCTGAATCTCTTTTAGTAATTAAGAGACCTCCTTACACAGCACCCTTAATTTCTCCACAATCAGGTGGAACAAATAATTATTTAGAAGATAGATTTGTATGCTTTGGATATAGGTATAGATATATAGATAATGAGTACTCTGCAACCTCACCTTTTTCTCCACCTTCTTTTATACCCGGACCTTTTGACTTTTCATCAGCTACATTTTTAAATCAAGGAATGTTAAACACTACAAACATTGCTGAAATAACATACAACTCAGGAGGAGAGTTAGTTGTAGGAATAGACCTGTTATTCAAAGATATGAATACAGGCACAATAAAAGTTATTGAAAAACTTGATAAGGCAGACCTCGGTATTCCAAATAACAGCGAACAACAATATACATTTAGTAACAGTAAAATTTTTACTATTCTACCTGATTCAGAAATATTAAGACTTTATGACAATGTACCGTTAAAAGCAAAAGCTCAAACATTAATGGGTAATCGTTTGATGTATGGTAATTATTTTGATGGTTATGATTTAGTGGACAACAATGGGACTGCAATAAAACTTGAATACACTACTGAACTTTTGAGTGAGCAAGTGGAGTTTACAGCTTTAGAAGTAGAACTCTCATCAGGAGGATATACAATTGCAGGAGGACCTGTAGTAAATATTCCTGATACAGTAATAGAAGTAAATCTCGCAGGTATTGATTTAGTGGCAGGCTCAAGTATAGCTATTGATATAGATTTGGTGCATCAATCTTTTGACCCAACAGGTCAGCAGCTTACACAAACTAATAGTAATATAGGACTTACTTTTGTATATCTGCTTACACAAGATTATCCAACCCTACAAGATTTAGTTAACGACCAAGATTTTCTTGATGCTATACAGTTACTAGAACCTGTTTTTGCTGACGCATGTGATGGCACCTCATTAACTGATGAGTTTAATTGTGCGTTACAACTAACTTTAGACACTAACTATGAGAAAACAGGAACAGGTATTACCGGTATAAACGAACCATTTTTTGTAGCAACTAATGCTCCCGGTCAACCTGACATTTTACTACTTCAAATAAACGCTGCTGAATATATTGATAGTACCAATCCTGCAAATGTAGCATATGAATATCTTCAGGTTTCTTTAGCTGAAGCTGACTACACCAAAGTTGCTAATGCCACTAGCTTAAAAAGTAACAGAGGATATGAGGTTGGTATTATATATTTAGATGAATACATGAGAGCTTCTACAGCTCTTGTTAGTCCCAACAACACGCAGTATGTTCCGTGTGACAGGTCTATTAGTCAAAACAAAATTAGAGTAGAGATTCCTCCTACTCAGCTTCCACCGGCTTATGCCAAGTATTATAAGTTTTGTATCAAGGCTGATAAAGAAAACTATGATGTTATATATACAAATTTATTTTTTAAAGATGCAACCTTAGGCGCAACATGGTTTAGGCTTGAAGGGGAGAACTCTCAAAAGGTAGAAGCAGGAGACACTTTGTTTGTAAAAGCAGATACTAATGGACCAAAGCTAAGGTGTACAGAAGTAACTGTATTAGAAAAAGAAGCTAAAGAAGAAGACTTTATAAATCCTAAACCTACAGACGCAGCCGGCAATGTGGCTATTGTTCCTGCAGGAACTTATATGTTAGTGGCAACTAATCAAATCGCAACAGAGTTAGGTGATAATCCTGTAGTAAGCGATGACCAAAGTGGAAGGGGTAATAGAGGAGATTGTCCTAAAGTTTTAATGAGTGTTTGTACAGTTCCAAATCCTGACTATGACTCTACACTTTATGACCCTGCAGACCCTGCAACTTTTGCATTTTTCCCCTTCGATATTCCTGAAGGTTCAACTATGAAGATTGAATACTTCAACAGAAGAAATGGTGGTAATGGAAACAGGTGTGAATTAAGAGAATGTATATGGGAAACTACAGCTACAGCTTCTCAAGACTATGCAAATATAAAAGACTTTTTTGATGGAGATAATATTTTTGGTTTAACAAGTCAAGCTGAATGTAGAACTGATACAAATGACCAACCTTCTGAGTTTGCATATGACCCTACAATAGGAAACTTTAGTTCCCCAAATGATACTTCTGACCTTCCTTGTGAGTTTTCATTTAACAACATGAGGTTTTTAGATTATAATGGAACCGACCCTGACTTATCAGGTAAACAAGTGTTTGGTATGACAGGTACAAAAGGTTGTGGTAGCAACAGAAACCGTAGGTCAAATTTGAATGTGGAAATTACAATTATAAGAAGCAATACATTAATTATATTTGAGTCTGACCCTCAAGATGCAACTCCTGATTTATGGTACGAGTCTCCAAAAACTTATCCTATTTTTAATGAAGAGTGTTCTATATCAATAACTGTAGACGCAGCCGAACCTAATCCTTTAATAATAGATTATGAGGTTCAAGGAGTTACTGAAAGTGTTACAGTAGCACCGGGCACCACGCAAGTGGTTTATGGAGATTGTGGTACAGCAGCAGTTAGCGCATCCACTCCTGCTACTGACCCTGCAAATGTTACAATAACAGACACTCCTGTATCAAACGCTATTCATACAGGAAATGTACAAGACCAAACGCCTACGCAACCTGCGATTATTGATACTGAATTTTTTAATTGTTATACATTTGGTAATGGTGTTGAAAGCTCAAAAATACAAGACTCTATTATAGGAAAACCATTAGAGCTCGGTAACCGTGTTACAAGCACATCAGAGCAAGAATTTAAACAAGCTCATAGATTTGCTGATATTACTTATAGTGGTGTATATAATGATGAAAACAATGTTAACAGGCTTAATGTATTTAACTTAGGTTTACTAAACTTTAAACCACTTGAAGACACATATGGTCCGATTACAGTTTTAGATGGAAGAGAAACAGATGTGCTGTGTTTACAGGAAGATAAGATTTCTTATGTGTTAACCGGTAAAAACCTACTATCTGATTCTGCAGGTGGTGGTGCCGTTACTTCTGTCCCTGAAGTTTTAGGAACTCAGATTGCTAGAATAGAAGAGTATGGGAATAGCAACAATCCTGAAAGCTATGTACAATGGGGTTCAGATAAGTTCTTTACTGATGCCAAGCGTGGAGCTGTATTACAGCTTAAAGGTACGTCAGCTCAAAACGAACAGCTTGCTGTAATATCTGAAACAGGAATGAGGTCTTTCTTTAGAGATTACTTTATTGAAAGCTTTAACACATTTAAGTTTGGAGGATATGACCCCTACATGAATGAATATGTTTTAAATCGTTCCGACAGACTTCAGCCTGTTTTACCTCCGGTTATTAATTGTGGTGTTACACAAACTGTGGTTTGGACAGGGCAAACTTCATTACAATATATATATGAGCTTGGTGTATCTGTTGGTCCTGTAGATGTAACCATAGAAGTAAGTAACTATGGTGGAACACCTATACCAATTTTAGGAGTATATGATGGTGTAAACGTAATAGATACAGACTTAAATGCAAACGGAGCCTTTACATTTAACTTCAACAAATCCTCAGTATCAGCAGAAGAATTGTTTTTACAATTTAGTTCTGTTCCTGCTACTAATGATGATGTTAGTATTGAGTTTACTGTAACTTGTCCGGATGCTCCACTAATTAATATAGTTCAAGTAACTGTTACTTCAGACAATGAAGCAGGGCAGTTAATTCATAATGAGTATAGATGGACAGACGGAGTATTTATAAGTGCATTACAATCTGAGCAAGTGGTGTTTGACACAGGCACAGGATTAATTGTATCTCAGTTTACTCAAACTCAAGCTCAACAAGGTGGAAACTTAGTACCTGCAAATGGAGCTACTATCAGAATTATTAGTAACAAAATTGTGCCTGATGGAGATGACTTTGTTTTCAATCCTTTGTCTAATAAATTTAGATACCTAAGAACTAATACGGTTTACACTAACAGTCCGACCTCTGTGGCTGCGTTGCTTGCAAACCCAAGCACACAAGACGCAACACCAATTCTAGGTGGAGGTAATACTTATGAAGCATTATTTGCAATGCCTAACACATCGGATAGTATTTTATATTTAATTTGGGATTTAAGAGATATAACAAATTTAGATTTATGTTATTCAAATGTTAGTGCGATAGAAGCATGTTGTGATTGTAGTGGTACTCCTGTTCCAAGTGCAAATAGATTTGCAACTTTATGTATAGACGATGAAGCAACTCCGGCAAGTGGTCAACCACTAGAAGTAGTAATACCACCTACCTCAGGAGTTACAGCAGGTACGTTTATTAGTATTGTTTCTCAACCATCGTGTGTATATGTAGTAGGTGCAGAAACACAAAATAATTCTAATGAAATAGTAAACAGCATTCTTCCAACTATCACAGACTGTACTGACGTTTGTAGTAGTTACACTCTAACCGGTGGTGCAGGTGGAGGAACATATGACTATGTAGATTGTAGTAGTCAAAATCAATCAGGAGAACTGCTTGCAGGAGAAACCTTATTGATTTGTGCAAAAGACTTAACTTTAACTAACGTAGTAGCAGAGATGGATTGTGGATGTACTCTAACTTGGGAAGTAGAAAGATGTCAAATTGATGGCACCGGAACAAAACCACTAGAGTATATTCCTCAAGATGGAGTGGTACAGATAGGAGATATCGTAACTTTACAAGGGTTTGGAGCTTGTACATATAATGTAATACAATCATCTAATTTACCTCAAACTGCTATAGTTAATTCAACAGTAATTGAATGTGAATGTGATGAATACTTTATAGAGAATCCTTCAACTACAGAAACGAGAACATTCTTCTATACAGATTGTAATGACAATGTAGCAACGGTTGAAGTACTCCCAACAGGTGTACAGGTTAGATGTGTTAAGTCATTCCCTACACCACAGCAATTCAATGTTTCATTCTATTCATGTGGATGTTCATCATAAAAATTAAGATATGGCAGCAACTTTAGGAAATTATTTTATAGACGGAGATACATTAGCAACTGCAACTGCAGTTTTTGATGATATCAATTTAACAATATGTGCAGCAGATGGATTCTATTCTGATGGTACAATTGTTAGACAGCAGTTCAATTGTTCATTATTAAATGCTGCGACTTGTCCTTCTTGTAATACAAGCTGTGCTAGTACCATAACAGAAAGTGGAAACACAGGTATTTACAACCTTACATTTGATACAGGCACACAATTGGGTGCAATGATTATATACTTTAGTCCTCAAAGTGTACCTGATGGTATCAGAGTTTTATTTGATGCCGTTACTTACAACGAGGTTACAAGTCCTAACTTTGGATATCTAGCATCTGCCACACCCGGAAATTATGTGGTGCTTGGAAACACAGGTAGCGATTGTACACCCGGAATTGCTGCTACATTAAATGCAGGAGGATATAGTAATTTAGATGAATATGAGTATAATGTTGTGACCTCACAATATGATGTGATAGGAAACTCAGGAGTTGTTACCGGAACAGGTACTGATGTAAACTTAACAGCAGGTCCACCGGGATATTGTACATTAGTAATACCAAGACCAACTAATATTGCTAATACATGTTTAGTATCAGTTGTAGGTTTTTGTGGAACACAATGGGATTTAGAAATTAATTGTCCGGTAGTCTTGACAGCTACACCTATGGGAGTTGAAGGAGAAAATTGTGCTGTTACCGAAGGTGCTTGTTATGCTGCACCGAATAGAGGTGGGACTGCAGGAGAGCCTGCAGTATTTGAGTTTGTATTTACTGATGGAAGTGGTCAAACAAAATTACCTGCCGGTTCCTATACAATAAATCCTCCATCCGGTCAAAAGCAAATGACTGTAGATGCAAACGGAGTAATAACTAACTTAGTAAATTGTCCATAATATGATACCAATAACCGAAGAAAATAAATGTACTATTACTTATAGCGAAGACTCACAAGGTTTCCCTTCGTTCTATACCTATTGTCCTGAATTTATTAAAGGGATGAATCAATATTTATATACATTTAAAAATGGAAACTTGTGGAGACATAATACAAATGAGATAAGAAACAATTATTATGGTCAACAATACCCATCAAGAATTACAAGTGTATTTAACGAGCAACCGTTAGAAAATAAAATATTTAAAACATTAAACTTAGAAGGTGATGACGCATGGTCAGCTACTTTAGAAACAGACATTCAGTTTGATGGTGAAATAGAAGCTGCATACTTTGAGCAAAAAGAAGGAGCATGGTTTGCTTTTGTAAGAAACGATGGACCAACAGGACCTAACACAGACCAAAGTCAATGGGAGTTGAGAAGTGTAAATGGTATTGGTGTAGGTGATTCGTTTGATACTACTGACCCTGCCAATATAATTATAACTTTTCCTGCAGGAATCAATGTAGGAAGTATCATTAGCGTTGGAGACTTCATGTATTTTGCAGTAGGACCAAGCTACAGTACCCCTCAGTTTGCAGGTGTATTAACTAGTATAACTAGGGTTGGAAATGTATTTACAATCACAATAAACTCTACAGCTAACCCACCATTTCCTTCACCACAACCTACAGTTTTACCTGTAAGTAACGATTATTGGTTCTTTATTAAGAATCCAATAGCTGAATCACACGGAGTTTTAGGTCATTATTGCATATTTGAACTAACATTAGATGTTACAACCCCATCGGAGTTATTTGTTGTAGAATCGGATGTAATGAAAAGTTTTCCTTAATTTTAGTATCTTTGTTGTATGGTTGATGGACAAGAGTCAATCCTTGCAGAAAGGGTATTAGGAGGTATTCCACAATTAACAGGTATAATGTGGGATAAAATAAAACTTTTTCAAGAAAAATTGAATACTCTTGAAGGAGTTATGAATCATGAAGCAGGTGCTGAACAAAGTGAAGAATTAAAAGAAACTTTACCTTTAAAACAGCATTTAGAAGGAGGGCTGTATACTCGAGAAATATTTATGCCGAAAGGAATGGTGGTTGTGAGTATGATACACAAACAAGACCATCCCTCTTTTGTATTAAAAGGAGTGGTTTCTTACTTGGATGACAAGGGTGTTGTCAGAACGGTAGAGGGTCCACATAAAATATTTACTAAAATAGGCACCCAAAGAGTATTATATATACACGAAGATACAACTTGGTGTTGCGTATATAAAACAAATGCTAAGACTTTTGAAGAAGCTGAAGCAGATGTTTACACAAATAACTATAAAGACCTTCCTAAAAAGGTCATAAAAAAAATAAAAAAAATATGGCAGGAGTCGCAACAGCAGCAACAATTGGTTTGACAGGGTGGTTAGCTATTGGCTCTACAGCAGTTGCTGTAGGTTCAAGTGCTGCTTCCTTTGCTCAAGCCGGTAAAAGTAAAAGAGCGCAGAGAGACGCAGAGTCAGAAGCTGAAGCAATGATGCGTAGAGCTCGTAAAAGATTGAATGTAAATTATATGGAGCAACTAGCAATTAAAAAAGAACCATATGAATTACAAAGAGAAGCAATGCTACAGGCAGGAGCTACGGCTTTAGATGCTGCGAGAGAAGGAGACCAAAGAGGAGTAGCTGCAACGGCAGGAAGATTACAACAAGCACAGAATCAAGCACAGGCACAGACTCGTGCTGCTATGAGTAAAGAACAACAAGCTATTGAAATGGCTGTGGCAAAAGAAGATTCAAGATTAAGAGACCTCAATGTACAATTAGATTTAGGAGAAATAGAAGGACAGCAAAGAGCTGCTGCTGATGCTCAACGAATGGCTGCTGCATCTACGCAAGCAGGTATTTCTGCAGCAGGTACGGCATTACAGACAGGGCTATCTCAAATACCTTTATATCAACAAAACACAGCTCTTCAAAAAGCAGCTTTAGGAAATACACAATTGACGGCTGATGAATTTGCAGCGATAGGTAATGTAGATGTAGGCATGGGTGAAGCAGCAGGAGAAGGATTTACTAATTTAGATTTGACTAGAATCCCCGGTATGACCAACAGAGAGTTTAGACAATTCAGAAGAGGTCTTGATGCAGACCAAAAAGCTACGTTATTTGGAAGTCAATCGTATCAAACCCAATATGGATTAGGATTGACAGCAAACCGACAACAAGCGTTTCAAAATCAAACTATGGACTCAGGTAATGCTGACCCTCTTCCACCGAGTGATTTCCTTCAAGTTAATACTATGATGACTGATGAGGCAAAAATGGCTAGACTACAAGAGCTTATGAATAAAATGAGTTTTGGTGGAGGATTAACAGTAGAGGAGCAAGCAGAGGTAGCTACGTTAAGAAGTTCTATAAATTAAAATCAGTATGAGTAAATTTGGATATGTCAGAAGGGAAGCCACAGACCAAGTAGATTGGGGAGCTGTAGCAACGCAATTCACCACTATATTAAGTGAAGAAGCTAAAGTAAGAGAGCAATCAAAAAAAGAAATTGAAGAACGCTCTCGTGAAATGGTGGAAACATTAAACAATGCACCCACCGGAGATTATGTAGATGGAAATACTTTTATTGCTGATTATGCTGCTGATGCACAGCAAGTTTTACTTACACAAGATAGACTTTTAAGACAAGGTATTATAAAACCTAGAGAATATTCAAGAGTTCGTGCTAACTTAAACTCCTCTAACAGCATGATGTTTAAATTAGGTGAAGCTTATCAAGAAGCATTTAAACTTAAGATGGAAAGAATGAATTCGGCTGACCCTGCAACTAGGTCTCAAATGTTAGAGCAATGGAAAATGGAGCAGGCAGAAGGATTATATAACTTAAAAAATAGTAAAGCATTAATCAATCCTAATAGTGGAATGGTTTCAATTGGTTTATGGAAAGATGGCAAGATGGATACCGACCCATCTAGCTTCCAAACGGTTCCTGAACTGATGGGTAACCTTCAAGGTACTTATGATTATTTTGATGTAAGAAGTGAAGTTAATACTGCAGTAGATGATTTAGGATTAATTGATGAATTAGCTCTTGAGTTATCAGGAAAAGAAGGAGGGTTAGACCTTATTGTTACAACCACATCACAAGGTGGAAAATATAGTGGAGATGCAGAGTTAATTAAAGAATATAATGAGTGGGCAGGTTACACGGCAGATGCTATGATGGCTAACCCATTCCATGTAACTTCTATTTTAACTAATGAAAACTTAATGGTTGAAGTAGATGGTAAAAAAGTACCTTATACTTTTACTTATGAGAAAGACCCAAAGAAAAGAAAGGCAAACGAAATCTATTTGAATAGAGATAATAATGCAGGTGGTGAGCCTGAATTTACTGATGACCAAAAGAAAGTAGTAAAAGATGCTATTAAGCAAAGACTAAATGATTCCGTAGATAAAAAGATAAAAGCCACAGGAAGTAGACAACCATTCGAGAGTTCTACTAATATTGCAAAAGGAGACCAACTTAAGAAAGATAAAGTAACATTCAATAAGTTAGGTGATATATTTTATGGAACTGCTGAAGAGGTTGCAGCATCAGAAACTTACTTCAGAGATTTACTAGGCGCAGATAGGGTTAGAAAACAAGGTAATATAATATATATAACTGAGGGAGGAGTAACTAAAAAAGTTCCTTTAACAGACCCTCAAGGAAATTTAATGAGCTTTGATGATTTTGCAGAGTCTGCAGTATTGCTAACAGGTATATCTAACATAAAAGATAGTGTTGATTTAGCAGGTGGTATAAGAACAGGAAAAATTGAATCTATATATACAGACCCTAAGAATAAAGAATTCGTTATATTCGAGTTTGAAGATGGTAGAAAGGAACAAAGAAAACTTCCTGCAGGAGAAATGATTACTGACGATAAGTATACCAACCCTGACTCTCCTGATTATATAATAGGTAGAACTATCAACCTTGGTTCGCTGACTCCATCAGGTGCAGGTGCAGGAACAGAGACAATCGAGAGTGAGCAAGAATACTTAGGTAGATATTTAGACAAAGCTATAACAAAAGAAAACATTCTTATGAATGCAGACGGTGGAATAGAAACTGATGATGCATATGTTGAAACAAAATTAGCTCCGTACATTCAAGGGCTTGGATTTACCATTAACAATCCAAGTTTTAAATTAAAAGGCAAAGGAACGAATTTCTTAGAAATCAAGAGACCGGGTGCTGCTGATGGTGAACAGCCACATATATTCTTTACAAATCAGGATAATATGCAGGAGCAGTTAGACTTATTAATTGACTATATTAGAAGTGGAACTCCTGTTGGAAATATCGCAGCACAAGAAGCATTCATGGCAGACTTTGCAGGACCAAGAAGGTCAGGTGAAGGACCCTCAGGAATACTCGATTAAATAAAATTGAAGAATGGAGAACTTACAAAAGCTTTATAACGTATTAACTCAACAAGGGCTTTACACCAAATCCTATGATGAATTTGAGCAGCAGTATCAAGATGAAGCTTATAGGGATAAGGTTTATAATGTAGCTGTTCAACAGGGATTATATACAAAAAGTCAAGATGAATTTAATCAGCAGTATTCTTTAGGTGATACCGTGGTTTCAAGTGAAGAAATTGTGGAAGATGTTGAGGTGAAAGATGAAAAAAAAAATCCGGACCTTCCATTCACTCAACAAGCTCCACCGGAAATGGGAATTCAATCCCCTTCGGGTTCTCCTTCAGGTTTAACAGGAGACGATATTACATCGGAATCTTATTTGAGTCAGTCGACCTTTGATGAATCTGACCCATTCGCACAAAGTATTTTATCTGATGAATACAGCACAAATGTAGGAGAGAATGCCTTTGAAGCTAGCATCAATTCCATAGACAAAGAGTTAACATCTGATAGAGAAGAAGAAGCTGTGGTTCCTGAAATGAACTACAAGTTTGGTCAGTATGGTTTTAAGTTTGAGGAGACAAGCTTAGGAGATAGAATGAAGGTAACCTCAGCTAATGACCAAGAAATAACTATACCTCTCGATGCATATGGTATACCATTTTTTGAAGGTGTAGAATTCGGTGCAGAAAGAAGAGCTAATAAATTAAAAAAGTTTTTACAAGACAACAAAGAAGCTTCAGAAGCAGCATTTAGAGCAGGATTAAGAAAGGAAGAAGAGAAGCTAAATAAAATTCAAAACGAAAAAGAGTTGATGGCTTTGAATACTCTTTTTAATACACAAGTAGATAGGTTTGCGCAGGATGTTAAAGGTTACTCTGCTGAAAAAATTAGACTTGACAGAATATATAGGAATGCTTTTGGAGGAAAAACTCCTGAAGAGCTAGCTGACGACCCTAATTACAACACTTATTTAATGGCAACAGAAAGACTAGACATGGCAGAAAAATCTCTGCGTGCTAGGCAAAAAGCTTTTATGCTTAAGGGTGCAGAATTTGATGCGATGGTAGGTGAGTTTGTACAGATGAGACAGGATAGAGGTAAAGGGGGAATGTTATTTGTAGAAAGACTCAGTAATTCATTATTAGAAGGTATTGGTGGTGCTATCATAGGTGTTCCTGAAGAAATAGGTACAGGTCTTGCAAGTTTAATAGGTAATTTTACGCCTGATAATGTTGCAAAAAACTATGATGTTCATTTGGATATTGCAATGGATGCGCTATCACAAAACGGAGAGACTAAATATAAGCTTGATGACACCACAATTTTAGGAGATGCTTTTACCGATGAGTTGATAGAGATAAAAGAAATACTTAACAAAGGAAAAAATTTAGATGCTTATGATGAGCTCAGATTAAAAAATATAATGGCTGATTTAGGACCTCAAAATGGTGAGGTATTGTTTGAAAATATATCTAATGACGATGGAGAGTTAGGACAATATACGGGTGACACCTATAAAACAGTAGCTATGAATGCCTTTAGAGAAAGAGGTGGAGACCCTACCGGTTTTTATGCGTCAGAAATATATGATGATGGTAACTTGTTTAAAGGCGAGTTCTCAGGTATAAGTCAAGGCATCATAACTTTACCTGATGGCACCAAAGTAAGTGCGTTTGATAGAGCATTGAGTGCAGCTAGAGGGGATGCTTTTAATAGAAATATATATACAGGGCGTGCAGATTTCCGAGCTAGAGGATTAGAAGAAGGAAGTCGAGAGGCTTTTAATAAAGTTCTAAGTAGATATATAGGGCAAGAAGATTTACCTCAAGAATATATTAGAAAGGCTTACAAAAATAACGGTAATGATTTGCAAAAAGCTACGCATGGGGTGTTTTATTCTATTCCTGCTTTTGTTGGTGCGCTGAAAACCGGTGGTAAAAAAGCTACTGAGTTGTCTATAAAATATGGTCCTGAGTTAGGTAAGAAAATGATTAAATCTCGCCAAGGTAAAAACAAAGCTACGAGAATCGTAAGGTTAATGGCTCAAAGTACCGATGCACAAATGGAAAAAATGTCAATGAATCCAAACTTTGACAATATTTCTGACAATGAAAAAAGATTAATCGCATATCCGGTAGCTATCGCTACTGCTGTATTAGAAGATTTCGGTTTTAGAAACTTATTAAAACAAGAAGGTTTAGTAAACGGTATTGTAGGAAGAGCATTATTAAAAAGTAATAAAAACACTACAAGTAAAACCTTCGCTGAATTTATCCGAAAAGATTTAAAGAACTTGATGGCTCAAGAAGGTAAGAGTAAATTAAGAATTGGTGCAACACAAGGAGCATTAGTACTTGGTGCAGGTGCAGCAACTGAATTTGAAACAGGAGCTTTACAATCTGTAGCTGAACTATCTTCAGAGTATATATATAACATGGCTAAAGAAAAAGAGATGTTCCAAACTCCTAAAACAGTAGGAGCATTTTTTGAAGAAGTAATGTATCAAGGTTATCTTGAAGCTCTTGGTGGTAAAGTAATGGCAATACCTACGGCTATATCTGCTATGGCAAGCAACCCTAATGATTTAGATTTAGTATCTGATGAAGCTTTTGGTTGGTATCAAGAAATGTTGAAAGACCCACAGTATAAAAAGTTTTTTGTTACTAATCTAAAACAAAGAGTAGCCGACCCTAATGACCCACTAACTCAGGCAGGTGCAGATGGTTTACTTGAAAACTATAATAAGATTGAAGCATTGATGCCACAGATTCCTAGCGACTACACAGTTCAACAATCAAGAGTTGCCTTAAACTTACTATTAGAGAAACAAAACATAGAGAATAAAATCACCGGCAAAGACAAGCAGCTTACTAAGAGTGACCAAAACAGAATAGCTGAAATCAATGAACAGCTTGAGAACATAACGGTTATAGCTGCACAAGAACAACAGGCTGCTGAAGATGCAGAGTCTAAGATACAAGAGTTTGGTACAACAGCAACTCAAACTGAAACTTCAGAAGAACTAGATGAAGATAGTGATATTACTGCTCAAGAGAAAGAAGATATTCAAGAAGCATTTGGTACCGAGACAGAAGCAGAACAAACACAAGACAACTTATTCTTTAATAGAAAAGGAAAACAAGAAGGTGCATTAGATAAAGAGCAAAAATCTACTCGTAATAAAGTAATTAACAGAGCAGTAAAAGCAGCTCAAGCCTTAGCTAAAAACTTTAAAACTAAAATAGTTTTACATGAATCTTCTGATGAGTTTAATAAAGCTACAGGTAGAGGAGGTAGAGGATTTTATGATTTCGATACCAACACTATTCATATTGATATGAATAAAGCTTCAGAAACTACCGTAGCTCACGAAGCTTTTCATGCTATGTTGTTTGAAAGATTAGGTGAAGCTAATGTAGCCAAGGCAGTTAACACACTTACAAAAGGAGTGATGAGTGCTGTAGATAAAAATAGTTTACTTTATAAAAAAGCTGACGCATTTTCCAAGCAATATAAAGACCAAGGAATGACTGCTCAAAACGAGGAGAGATTAGCAGAATTATTTGGTATTATGTCGAGCAGGTATCAAAGACTAGACAGACCTGCGCAAAGTGCTATACTAAACTTCTTAAAAAGCACAGCTAGAACTTTAGGAATAGATAAATTAATAGACATTAGTCCTAACATCACACAACAAGACGCACAAGTAGTTGACTTACTAAATACTTTAGCAGACAAAATTACTATGGGTCAAGAAATATTTACTGATGAGTTCAAGATTCTTGAAAAGTCAGAACCATTTTCTGACAATGGTGTAGCAGCTACAGTAAATCCTAAAGGTAAAGTTGAAAAAGTTCCGGGCAGAGAACAGAAAGTATTTAAAGGAGACAATGTATCGGACCTTCCGATTATTACTCTGAATGATTTTGCTGAACAGCACAATGGAAATATATATGTAATTAATTCTGATGCTACAGCTCTTGACCCTGACAAAGGTTTGCTTGGTGGCTTCGGTTATGCAGCTTTGAAGGAGAACAATGAAAACGGAGTAGGGTTTGCATCTTTGAATTCCGGCAAAGCTTTAAGCAATATGGATAAACTTAAAAAGAAATACAAGGCAGGAGATAGAGTAGGTGTAGCAGTTATGATTCAAACTCCTGATGCTATGTACGGAAACATGTATGGTGCAGAGTTTTTCTATGACGCAATCGAAGACCTACAAAAGAAAGACCCTAAAGCTTATGCAGCATTTGCCGAGGAGCTAGCTTCATATAAAAACAATAGAATGGGTGGAGCTCTTTCACAGGAAATGCAAGACATGATTAAAGACCCACAGTCTGTAAGTCCTGAGGAATTTGTTGAGGCTATGAAGAATGAAAACTTTGACCGAAGAAGATATTATATGGAAGGGGTTATTCCAAAGAACAAAGACCTTAAAACTAATGTTAAAACTCCGGGATATAAAAAAGCATTTTTAGATAATGGTACCAACACTCAAGATTTTGTTTTAGAGTTTGGAGACAAAGCTTTATTAGGAGAGAACTTCTTGAAAGAAAACAAAGGTGGCTATGTAGTAGGTGGCTTTACCTATGTGGTTCCGGAAGACACTAAATCTTTAGTGGATGGAGTACAAGATAAAGGAATCACTCATCCATTCTTTGTAGGTAAAGTTCCTTCAGAACCTAATAGTGCTGTTATATTTGATGGTTTATATAGCGTCAAAACATCTTTACAACCTTATATGCCTGAAACTTTAATAGGAGACAAAACTAAAACAGAAGAAATAAATGAGAGAGTTAGAGAACAATACCCTGACGATAAATCATATAACAAAAAAAGAATAGCAAACAAACCATTAGACCAACGTACATACACAGACTTAACAGGTGTAAACAAAATAGCGTTTAAAAACAAAAACAAAGACTTGATGGTGGTAGGTAAAGCAAACGCTGTTAGTATGATTGCTCAATCTAAACTACCATTGTTTGAAACTATAACTGAAAAGATTACTGAAACTCCTAGAGGTAGAGAGCAAAAAGAAATAGTAGATATTATCACCGAAGGTAGGGACATGAACTTTAGAGATGAAGTTATCAAAGACTTTTTAGTTAGAACAAAAGGTTATCCTGCTAGTGTGGTTAACAATCTGATGAATATAGATGTAGATTTATTTAACACTCTACCTAAAGCGTTTGCAAACATAAAGGGTGGTATGGAAGCAGGTATTAAATTGTTCCAAAGAGTAAAAGCGTTTGAACAAAAACTTATTAGAGGAAATAAGAGAAGAAAGGTCAAGCTTACAGAACAGCAAATAGCAGACCAAACTATTGAATTCCTACAGAAACAACCTGAATATATAAACGAAGGTGACGGAAGTAAGAATCTAACTACCAAGCAAGCGTTACTACAGGTTGAATTCCAAAGAGCAGTAGGTACAAGAACAAGTGAAAATGTACAAGAGAAACTTACTGCTGCTCGTAGAATGGTACAGGAAAGAAGGCGTGGTGCTAAAGATTTACAGAAAGCCAAAGCAGCTATAAGAAACTTTATTAGAAAGTCTTTACCTGCTGATATATATACTCGTAGTGAAGTCATGAGTCTTATAAGAAAAGTTACTAACGCAAACGAATCTAATATTGAAAACATATTCGAGGAGGTGTTAGAGTTTGTAAATAAAAAGAACAACACAAGACTTGAAAGTAAAATTGAAAATATACTCAATGGTAAATACGAAACCAAAGTAGCAGGTAGAAAGAAAGGAGCTAAAATTAGTTTAAAAATTAAAGAAAGAATACAAAAGATAAAACAAGACCGACTAAGTAAGAACTCTACAGTTCAGCAGATTGAGGCTGAGAACGAAGCGTTAACTCAGGAGTTTAATGAAATAGCTGCCAAATCTAAAATGACCGAAGGTGACTTTGATAGAATGGTAGACTTGCAAGTTCTAATTAATCTGAACAACGCATTGTTAATGGAGAATACTGATGTCAATAAGACAGGTGCACTTGATACAGCTCTAGCAACTTTAGAAGAAATGGTTCAACAAGGTAGAAGCGAGTTGAAACAAGAGCTTGAAGATGCTCACAATAAATATAATAAAAATGCGTCCATAGCTTATGAAGAAGTAACAGGTGAAAAGGCAGACTTAGGAGATAAGGGTAAGCGTAAAGAAGCAGATTTAAAAAACAAGCAAAGATTAGAGGAGAAAAAAAATAAACTTAAAGGTGTGCTTAAAAAGTTTGTGACTAAAATAAACACAGGGGTTAAAAAGTTTTTCAATGAGGCTGAAGCTTTAGATGGTCTGATGGATTTGATATCTAAATTGCCGGGGGAAATGTTTGGGGGAAGGTTGCAAGAGATGGTAACAGGAAGAGTAGATGCTTCAAGCAGAAAGTTTAAAGCTAGAATGATGCAGCAGGAAGATATCATAGCCAAAAAATTTGAGGAATTATATGGAAAGAAATGGAGAAATAAAGTTAGAGATAATAACAAGCCTGACAAAAAAGCTACTTATTTATTAGACCCAAAAGCTGTAGAGGATGCTAAAAAAGCATACGAGCAAGACCCAAGTCTTAAGAATAAAGAAAACCTAAAAAAAGTTTTGTTTAAAAACGAAGTACATCTACCTCAAAATGTAATGATGTATTACTACAATCTTTACAAAGACCCTGCAAACAAAGGAGCTTTTGAAGCTACGTTTGGTGAAGACTATAAAAGAATAATGGATGAGATGATATCCAATATGGATGAAAAGGTAAAAGAGTTTGCAGATTGGCAAGTAAATGAATTTTATCCTGCTTTATATGAGCATTATAATAAAACATACAAAGCTTTATACCGAACTAATATGCCATGGAACAGGTTCTATGCCGGTATGATATATAGAAATGACCCTGAGGGGAATGCAATAGAGCAAGAACCATTAGATATGTTGTCAGATAAATCAATCATGAATACATCTGTAGGTGCGTCTTCGACTAAGTTTAGAACACAAAACAATCTTCCTATAAGAGAGATGAACAACATGAATGTTATGGCAACTTACTTAAGAGATATGGAATACTTTGCAGCTTATGGTGAAACCATAAGAGACATTCATAAGATGTTTTCAAACAAGCAAGTAAGTCAAGCAATTGAAAGTATACATGGACAATATGTAAACAGATTAATTAAGAATATGTTAGCAAAGATTGCTAACAGAGGTGTTAGTAATAATAGAGCAGACAGGTTTATTAATCAGATGAATAACTTATTTATATTTTCTAGAATTGGTTTGAACCCAACTGTTATGATAAAGCAGTTGACATCTATGATTACTTATGCTAATGATATTGGATATGTAAATTGGTTAAAGTATTCTTTAAAAAATATTCCTCAAATTAAAAAAACCTTTAAGGAAATATCAGAGAACTCTGTTTATATGCAAGACCGAAACAGACAATCAATTACTAGAGTAATAGAGTCATACACAGAAGATGGAATGATGGAGTTTGTTCCTAATCAGTATTGGGATTTCTATGTAAACTTTATTATGTATTCAACTAAGTTTGGTGACAAGGCAGCTATATATCTTGGAGGTATGCCTAACTATTTATATTACAAAGACCAAGCATTAAAGCGTGGTTTAACTGAAGACCAAGCAAAGAAAGAAGCTATCCTTAAGTTTGAAAAAGATACCAAGAGAACACAGCAATCTATGGACTTACAGGATAGAGACTTCTATCAAACATCAGGTGCGTTATATAGAGGAATGAATATGTTCTTAACTACACCTAAACAATACTTAAGAAAAGAAATACAATCTACTCGTAACTTATTCAGAAAGTTGATAGCTTGGGATAGAAACGCAGGTAAGGGTACGTTAAGTGAGAATCTTAGAACCTTTATCACATATCATATACTTGCACCTACTTTGTTCCAATATGTTGCATTAGGTTTGCCGGGACTTCTTAGACCTGTGCGTCCTGAAGATGAAGAAGATTTGGTTAGAGCTATGGTTGTTGGTAACCTGAACGCTTTATTCATAATAGGAGATGTTGTAAATCAGGTTGTAGACGTAATACAACAGAAACCATACGCAGGTAAACAAGGTAAAAGTATTGCTCCATTAATGTCTATAGCTAGAATCTCACAGCTAGCGACAAGAGCTTTGAATACTAAAGACCCTAAGAAGCGAGCTGAAAACTTTGGTAAACTATACACAGAGATAGTTAATACTACAGGTTTACCTGCAACACAAGTAACTAGGTTCATCGATAACTTAGAGAAAATGGGTAAGGGAGGTGATGTAGGTACGCAGATTTTAAGATTGTTTAATTTTTCTGATTATGTGATTGAAGGACCAAAGAAAAAATCAAGTAGTAGAAAAACTAAAACTCTGCAAGAATTAAATGAAGAGTATTACAGAGAGCAAGAACGATTACAAAGACAAAGAAAAAATATGAGCAAGAACTCGGTGTTTGCTCCGAAAGGTAACACCAAAAGAAAAAGTGTCTTTGCACCTAAACGATAGATATGCCATTTAAAAAGATAGGAAAAAATAAAAATCAAAGTCCAAGTGGAAGAGTATTTACTGACGCACAAGTTAGATTGTACTATGCAACTGATGGATTTAAAAAATCTCCTAAGAAACCTAGAGGACTAAAGCCTTAGTAGTATCTAAAATATCTTAGTGTTTTTTGTTTGTCATAGTATATCATTAACTCTTGGTCATTGACAGCTCCCTCTCTTGGTTTTCTTCCACCCCACTTTACATATCCATCAAGCTGTGCAGGTTGACCATATACTATACCATCATCACAAGCCCATATCATAACAGGATTCAATCGTTTGTCACATAGCTTTACAACTTTACGACATGCAATAGGCAGAGGATAACAACTAGCTATACTTCTGTACCTTCCTTTCACCTCAGCGTAGGCAATAAGATTGTCATCTTTATCAAAGACTTTGTAGTCCACATCGTTGGGTCCAAGTTTTTTGTATGACCCTTGAAATCTTTTTACAAAATATTCTATTGCTTTTTTCTCACGCTTTAAATCCTTGTCTTGTTCAAACCTCATGTTCTTGTCAGGTAAATGTAGAACAAGGTTACTATTACTCCTAGATAGCTTATGAATAAAGCTCTCATTTTATTTTTATATTTCCTACTCATGATTATGTATTTCAGCATGGCACCTTACACAAAGGCACACACACTTATCTATTTCTTTTAGTACACTTTCTTTTGAATAACCCTTTGAGCTAGCATCTCCAATCCAAAACCCTTTGTTGTTTTGTGGGTGATGAAACGTAAGTCCTGTTGGTTTGAATGAAGGGTTGGTTTCTTTTGAGTATCCACATTTGCTACACGCCATATTGGATTTTATTTCAGACAACCATTTTCTTAATCCTCTTCTTCTCTTTTTTTTGTATGCAACTTTACACGACTTACATAAAGTGTCTCTAATTTTTTTTCCTTTTAAAGTAACATGACCACTAAAATAAAATTCAGTTTCAGGTAAATCTTTCTTGCACTCTCTACATGTTTTAGATTTCATCTTGTATTGAGTCGCTAAGGTTCTTTAACCTTTCTTGAATTCTATCTATAGCTAACTTGGTATCTACATATTCTCGGTCACACAAAGACTCATATATAATTACATTATCAGAGTGGAGTTCCTGCATCAACGTATTGATGTAAGTTAATCTCTCTTGCTCCAATGCTGTAATTACCATGGTTCTAATCCATATAGTGTAAGAACTTTTCGCCTAGCTCTTTGTCTATCCTTTTAATTAAACGATATATTCTGCGTGATTTTTTCTTGACTTCTTCTCTCTCTTGATTCGTAGAGTCCTTACCTAAGTTACAATACTGACGGCAGTCTAGTCTTAGGAGTTCATCAAGCTTTTGTTTCGTAGTCCAAGTTTTAAACTCGGCTATTTTATCAATGTCCTTTATTGTATATTCCATACAGTTGTCTAATTTATTAATAATTTTTTGATAAATCTAGCTCTTCTATGGTTTTTTTTAGTTGAGTGTTCTCTTCCTGCAACTCTTCATTATGTTTTATTAGCATGTCATATTGAGAATCTAGCTTGACATATAGCCTTAATATTTCTCTGCGAGTCATGTCCATGATAGGAGAGTGATGGCTTTCAAAAAGACTCTTACAATTCTCATATCGGAAGTTTAAATCTTCATCTTGTTTGAAATAAGAGGTGGCATTCTTCAGGAGATATACAATAGTAGCGTGGTTTTTATTTATTGATTCAGCTATTCTAACTAACCCCACTCCTCTCTGTCTTAATATATAACTATATACTAGCCGGGCATCTACTAGAGTTCGTGTTCTTTTCTTTTCAAGAATATCTACATTGAATTCATTATCAACTATCTTCTTCAGGTATCGTATCTGTGCATCTGTAATCATATGTGTATTGATTTAATTTAATTGCTTTGTTTTCATTATAATAATCTAAGTAGTCATCTACTTCTATTTGATGTAAGTCTAAAAATACAGGAGCTACATCTTCGGAATGAATATATTCCACTACAAAATACATGGGTTGATTTAAAGCGTGGGTTACAACGGCTACTTGTTGTTCCCAAAAATCTAATTCAGGCAAGTCAGAAGCAGCTCGGTCAATTTGTTTAGCAATATCAAACCCAACCTTAGTGGGTAAGTCTCTAATCTTATCTACAAAGTAATCATCTACCTCGTAGTGTTTAACCTCCCCTATATACTTCTGTCTTAGCATAATCTTTTAATTCTTTTATTCTATATTTCTGAAGCTCGGATAACTTTCCGTCCTTCCTTTTACATTCTACAAATAAAACTTGTGAGTCTCGAGGTATAGCAATCAAATCAGGTATACCATTCTTGTTAGTCACAGTTAGCTTTATTACATAATAACCTTCACTCTCAAGTTCCTTAATTCTTTTCCTTTGTATTTGTTGTTCGGTCATTATTATAGTCAATTAAAAATCCAACGGCTACTATAATGTTCATGGCTATAGAACTTAGTAGCTCGTAGAGGTCATGAAAATCATGGATGGATAAATGTATGTGACCAACAACCCAAAAAGGAATTGCTAAGTTTTGGCTAATCCAAACCAAGAGAAACTTAATAAACCTCATGTTACAAAGATAACAAATCCTTCTTGAAGTGATTTACTGTGTAGTCTTTCTTCTTTATTACTGTCTTATATATATCATTCTCTATACCATCGTCAGCAAAAATCCAATACACATTATTCTTCAATCGTTCTTTGGTTGTCATCCTATCTCTTGATTGCCAATAGGAGGTAGCCGAGAAGTCTATGTTATAATAAACTAAACACTCAGCTTTTGAAAGGCTTATGCCTTCCCTCCCACTAACAATCTGAAGAGCAATACACTTGTCCGTAGAATTAAATTCATCTAGCTCTGTAGTTAAAGTACCACTAAAAACTTCCTTCAAAGCTTTTAATTCTTGACGGAACTTATAGAATATTGCTATCTTCTTTCCTTTAAAATGTTCTTTGATGAACTCTGCTTTACTCAAATCAAGAGTGGTAGCATTGTTAGATTCAAATATAATTGTACCTGAATATAATTGGTGCAATTTATTCATCAGCTTCGCAGGTGTGTCACCTAATATAATTTCTTCTTTACCCTCTACGATGTGGTGCCTTTTAAGTTTCTTTGCTATCTGATATGTTGCATCATTCATCTTTACTTTCATTACCTGTTCGGTAGTTTGTACTTTGAAACCTGCTTCTTTCTGTGTATACTTTATAGTATAGGGTTCCATAGTTCGTAACACACTAGTCTTGGCATTGCTGTAATCATTTATATATAGAGAGTTTATTTTCTTTCTTGTAACCTTAACATAGTCCGTAGCAAAAGCATAGAAGTTTTTGAAATGATTGAAAGGATTGGCAGGTATACCATATACTTGGTGATACATTTGACTATAGCTTTCAGGTGTTGGTGTCCCTGACATCAAGCAAACAGCACAATTATATTTCCTGATAAAATCTCTCACAGCTTTTGCACGCTTACTTGGTTTTGGAAACGCACCCAATCCATGAGCTTCATCAAGTATCAAGAAGTCACATCGATTGATTAGTAACTTATGCATTGATTCATAATTGATAACATCAAACTTGAAGTTAGGATTCAGTAACTCATAGTCATTTGTTATAGATGATATAGCTTTCTTCTTAGTTAAGAATACTACATTCCTAAAAGCACAAGCTTGAGCTGTACCCAATGCAGTCAAGGTCTTTCCTGTTCTAACTTCCATAGCTAGATAAACAAACCTATACTTGTGTAGGACTTCTCGTGCCTTATTAATTATTCTTGTTTGGTATGGTCTCCAACTTAGCTTCATAGTGTTTTATAGTGTTTATTATTTTCTCTCTTACTTGGTCGTCTTCTTCTGTGTTAAAAATAAATTCATGTGTTACAATTGCTTTCCTACCTCTGCCTGTCTTTACTTCTTTGGTATTAAACATAACCTTCTTCAATACCTTTGCTTGTTGTAAGCATTCATAGTCATTAAAACCTTTGTCAGAAAAATCAATCAATGTTTTCATCTATATATTTCATTATCTCTATGCATTTCTCAAACTCCTCCATCTCACTAAAGTACATCTTCAAATCTTCAAGTACATCTTTAGTTACAGGTTCAGCAGGATGGTGAATAAAATACCCATCATCTCTTACGATTAAGTTCTTTGCATCTTTATTGTTTATAATAACATCATAGGAGTTTCTATGTGCTACGTCTACATATTCTTCTAGGTTCATAATAGTTTGGTTTGTGTGTTAAGTTCGTCTATTCTTTTTAATCTTATCCATCTGCCATGCTCATCTCTTCCTTCGTCAGGGGAGCCACCTGTTTGATAGTGTGCGTATGATACCATCCATTTATTAAATCTAATCCGAGAGATTGTCAGCTTTGCTTTAGGTGCATAGTCCGGGTATTGTTCTATGAAATCATAGTAACAATCCTGAAGGTTTATCTTTGTATCTACTCTAAGTTTTTCATTAGCTATAGAACCATTGATGACTCCACACCATTCGATAAAGTCATGACAAGTCTCAGCAGATAGTTGTCTTATCTTTAAATTTACGAATTTACTTTTAACTAATCCTTCACCTAAATATAATTGAAGACAGCTAATCATGTAGTTATCAAACTTACACCACTCGTTGTCATCCCAATCTCCAAACATTAACTTCTTGAATTCATCTAAGGGTGTAAAGTTTTTATTATAATGCTGATGTAGTTCAAGCTCCCACTTTCTTCGTGCAAAAGAATTACCTGCACCTTTGATGGCATAGTTAGTTGTGATAGCTATCTTAGGTGATTTACTAAATGGTATCTTGATAGCGTCTTTGTTTTTCTTTTCTAAGGTTAAGCCTTCAGTTACTACGGAGAACAACCTTTCAAAGTCAAATGCTTTTTTCACATCATCAAATACTAGTATCTGTGTGTCGGCTGATACCAATTGATAAGCGAAGCTTCGTTCAAAGAAAAAAGATTTTCCATCTATAGTCACAACCTTTTTCATCTGAGCCAAAGCATTCATGAATATTCCTTTACCTGTCCCACCTTCAGGGTTGTCAGATATAACTTCATCATTCAGTATTACAGCAGGACAATAGCTGAGGTTCTTGTGTCCCTGCATTAAGAAACCTATCGTAGATTCCATAGACTTTACTCGGTCATCTTCTCTCTTGCATATATTATATACGAACTTCTTGTAGTCAGCTCCGTCATAGTCACACACATTGAAGTTTCTATTTATCACATGGTCTTTCCAAACATACCCACCTAAATCTAAGTAGTCTAGTATATCTAAAGTGTCTTGCGTAATCTTGACTGCGCAGTTTTTAAAGTACAAATAAGAGGTGTTCTTAGTATCTTCGATGAAATATATATCTATGGTAGATAACATCGATAAGAACTCATCTTTGAAGAACCTAGTGTTATCAGCAAAGTAGTTGTAAATGTTTGCGTCATCTAGCTGAAACAAATGATTCAACACAAAGTCTTTGATTTGTTTTTCATCAGTATGGTCGATGAGGTTATTAGTTACCTTAACAAATACATAGTTCTTGCTACCCTCAGGACAATACTTATAGAATCCGTTGTCCTCTAAGAATTGTTTGAACAAGATGTGTACTATTTTTATTACACCCTTATCACTCTTCGACCAAAACTTTTGTTCTTTATTTTCTTCATCAACTCTTTGAAGTACAGCATCGATAACACTTGCTTCAACTTCTGTATCCATCAACTGACTTTTGATTTCCTTTTTCGATACACCTCTTCTAAGCTTTAGCTTGATGGTATTTATTCTTTCGTCATCCTCATAGTATTTCGTCCCAAAGTTTTGGGTCTGTGCATAAGCTGAATCTATAGTTCTTTGTATCTCTCTCTCACCAAAGTCTTTTGTTTGATAGTTAGTAAGAACATAGCTAGCTAAGGACTTATTGATTCCAAAGTCATTGAACGCTGATGCCAATACAAAAGTGTTATTGTTTCTTTGCCCTTCATTCATTGGATATTTTTTTACCCACCACTTCGTAAGTATATCTACAATCTTATTCTCATCTGTGATTGGTATCGTAGGTAGGTCACGCAAAGAATGTTTCTCTTGGTATTCTTTCTCCTCTATCTTGTCCCACTCGCTTGAGTTCTCATTTATATATATAAGGGGGTCATAACTTTCATAGCATACACGAGATACATTCTTACATGTCTCATCAAAGTGTGGGTTGTCGAAGTGTTTTGATAATGCATTGAAGTAATTGATATGATTCTCTGCGTCCTTTGGTATCTTGACCAATACCTTTAGACCTAAGCCTGATGGAGAAATGAAAACCGAGTAAACAAAATTGTTCTTGGTCAGGTTCTCTTTGTCCTGCAGTAAGTCTTTGTTCTTTTCGTACCCATCAAAGTCAAGACATATAATCCCTGTGTGTTCTTGGATGGATGTATCGTTACGCTTGTTAAATATTCCTGAGAAACAAATGGCAGGTAGATTCTTCTTCAGCTCGTTGCGTTCTGCTTTTCTTTTCTCTGCTCTGATTTGTTTGACTAGCTCTTTGGTTGAGCCGTCTTTGATTCTTTTAAGTATGTGTTTGACAGGTCTGTGGAATGGTGTGTCTGTCTCTTTTATGTTTTTAAATATAGTAATCTTCTGTTCTGATGTCATATTTTAGTGGTTCGCTGTTGACTTTCTGTCAACTTTCTGTTAAGTTTAGTCTTGATTATCAGTCACTTGCATACTTTGTTAACTTTTTAGCCCTCGTATACAAGAATAAAATAAAAGTAAGTAAAAAAAGGGAGAGGAAAAAACCCCTCCCTATTTTATTTAGAATGGAAGGTCAGCCTTCTCTTCTTTTACTTCAGTAGTTTTAGGTACGAAAGTATCTAACTCTAAGTAGTAGTTACCACTCTTAGCCTGATTGCAATTTAGGTTTACCCATCCACCTTTCTGATGTTTTTTCAGAAAAGATATTGCGTCATCTACTTTCACGCTAATTCTTCCGACAACGAAGTCAGGTGCATTCTCTCTCTTCTTGAACGAGAATCCGTCAGCAAAGATTTTTTCTTCAGTCTGTGCCATAATCTATAATTTTTAATATTAATATTACGTTCCATTAATTTGTTTGTTGCTACTACAAACTCGTTGTAGTCATCGACATCATTGAATTCTAATGGAACTTGAATAATCCAATGTGTCTGTTTCTTATTTATCTTATTGGCTACCCATTTATATGGTACCCTTAAGATAGTGTAGCTCAATATCTTTTGTTCTATTCTCTCCAAAGAAAGTCTTATAAACTTCAAGAGCTTGTTCCACTTTGTACTTACCTCTTTCGTAAGTCTCTTCAGATAATTCATACATACCCAATACATGTGTCGACTTGTCGATAACAAGAAAGAGTATAGGCTTACCAAAGAGTTCACGATATATATAACCTTGTGAATCATAATTGTAATTATAAACGCTGTTCTTAAACTTGGTGATGTCCCCACTTGTCTTCAGGTCAATCACATAATCTTTATGTACAATGTCTGCCTTACCTTTCCATAAAGCTCCACCTTCGTACTCACCTATGTTCTTTACACTAGGCACTTCATATTTGTTTGAACCATCCTGAATCAAATCATAGAACTCCATGTTCCCTAGCATAGTTTCACACCATCCATCTACCATTTCTTTTTCAGGCTGAAGCATAGCATAAGGAATCAAATGCTCTGCACAAAATTCCTTGTATGCTTTTGTGTTTCTGCTACTCACCTGAGCTATTAAATAATCCCCTAGCTTCTCAGGTTCTAACATCTTGCAATGAAAGTACCTACCCATGATAAAGTTTTTATTATCAGGCTGAGGTATACCAAACTGCTGTGGGTTTTTAAGTAAAGTTCCGATATCAGAATTGGATAAGAATTGTTTTCCAATCCCTGTGTAATACTCGGTGTCAGATTTAAGTAAGCTAATTACTTTCTTAGTTACCTTTGTCTCCATTTTGTAGCGTCTTTTTTATAGTGTTCTTTACCTTGGAAGTTACATTATATTTCTTACTTATGTTTTTAACTATCCACTCAAGACCTTTGCTCTTGTTGGCTACCACATACTTAAGAACATCTTCCATCTTCTCATCATTCAAGTCCATCAATACTCCCTTTGGTTCTTGATTTGCTATAGCGTTCTGCACTTCATCAGCCGAAGCAACTGAAGTATCAAGTCCGATACCGAAGTTGGCTAACGCCCTACCCCAAGCTGATGTTTCGCAGTTCTCTACATATGATGTTTTGTTAATGAAGGTACTCCCTTTCTCTTCCTCTGCCATACCATTTGCTATGACTCTACCATCTTCATTTATAATAGATGCGAGGATTAGGATTGATTTGTCTGTCTTCTCTAACACTTCTGATGTTAAAGAATAATTTGGGTATGTGCTTCTGAAGTAACGCAGTCTCTCGTTCACTTCTACATACTCTTTCCCTTTGATGTTTACTGATTTTAATTTTGCCATATCTATTTTATTTCATTTAATTTATCACTAATATAATTATATTTATTGAGTAATCTTACTCTCGAATTCTTCAACGATTTTATTTGTTTTGGATTTCGTTTACCATTTACTTCTTTCTTCATAGCTTCTTCAACTTTATCTAGTTTGAATCTATAATTATTTAAAGCAGTTTGATATACTCCATACCTCCACCCTCCTTCAAAGAATGGGTCAAGGTCAATCACTTCTGTGTAGAAGTCACCACCTCTTGACGTATTCCAAATGGTTACACCATCTGTATCATGGTCATAAACAATCTTGATACCGAAGACCATGCGTGCTTCGTATGTATTTCCGTCTAAGCCTGACGCATATTCGTCTTGCTTGGCTTCCATCCATATATCTTTTAATGTTATTGCTTTGAACTTACTTACCATTTATTTCATTAATAACTTTTTGATAGTCATCATCCTGTGCCATAGCTTTATGGACAGATTGAATTCCATGAATGATACTTGAGTGTCCAATCTCATAACCTCTTTGACCCATGTAATCTTGTATATACTTAAGCTTCATAGGTCTGTAGTAGCAAAGATAGTAAAGTAAATGTCTAGCGTCAACTATACCTCTCTCCTTTGACTTCTCAAATATCTTTTCTTCCTCTATGTTATATAGGTTTGCAACCTCTGTTACATAGTCATTGAAAATATTTAACTTCATTTGTCTTTCTTTTTAATTAACTCCTCTTTTAATACTTGAACTTTATACAAGATAAGATAACCAATGATGTCACTAATGGTATCCTCTGTGTTATCGTTCAGTCCTTTGTTCTTTACTCTGCTCAACTTGTCATCAAGTCGTGCAAGTATTCCCTCTCGTGCTGACAGCTTACTAAAAATCTGAGGAGGATTGTTAGCTGTGTCACCATAAGCTTTGTTCTTTTCAAGCAACAAGAGAACTACATCTCTTGCCACTTGTTTTATTAGTTCTTCAGTACTAGCCATATATCTTTCTATGATTTTCTCTAGACATTTCTATTGCAGATAAATGCTCATCGACAGGAGTAGCTATGAACTGAGGTATATCCTCAAGAAACTCTTCCTCCCCATCATTCCACTTAACTTTAATTGTCCAATGTGTTATAAATTTTTTAGCCATGATTCAATTGTTTTACTACATCTGATAGCTTCACATACCAATGACCATTCTTCAATACTCTCTCGCATTTATCCCAAAGAGATGGTCTTTCTTCTTTTATATAACCTAACTCCATGGCTATGGGTAGGTTAAGATTGATGGCTTCGTGAAGCTCATCGATGCTCTCGATTAAACTTTCAGACTCGTCTTCATATATAACATATAAAGGAATACTGCCTGATTCAAATATCTTATCAGCTTTGTCGGTGACAATCCACCAACTAAACTTATCCTTTGTGGTATACAATCTCTTATCCATTCTCCTGCTGTTTCTTTTGTATCTCATCCTTGGGTTTACCTTCCATCTTCATCCTTACTATTTCATCCTCATACATTTGATAAGGAATGTCAAGTCCTGTGTCAGTTTTCTCATCGCTGAACAAGTCGTTGACTACGATGTCCATGATATTGAAATGCTCTTCAGTTAAACCTTCATGTGAAAGAACTTCTTCCAATACCTTCTGACATTCGTCATCACTTAGATAAGGATACATAGTTTTCACATCACGGATATGCCATAGGCAAGTGACTGCGTAACCACACTCAGTTAATACATTCTTAGCTTCTTCTATTGTTTTGTTTTCGTTTGCCATAATATATTTAATTAAGTTCAACTGATTGATGTGCATGGACAAACGACTTCAGCAGATAAGGATTACCCTCATCGTTACCACCTATACTCCAAGTTCTAAGCTGAGACAAAGTGTAATCTCTGTCATAAGTTTTCCAATCATAAATTCTAAGGATATAAACTTTGTCACCATCGTTCACTTCAATCGCCCATTCAACTTGTACTTTGAAGTCACCACTCTCCGTTGGGTATGTGGGTTGTCCAAAGATGTCAATTAATTCTTGGTAGCATACATTGTTTAGGTTTCCTACTTTCCAACTGCCACCATCAAAATAGTGTTCATCGTTGGTTAATGTTTTGAAGGTTGCACCTTCATAAGATAATAGTTTTGTCATAGTGTTTTAAATTTAAGTTCGACAATATTACGAAAAGAAATCGACAATTCCTAATCATTTCGTAATTATTTATTAACAACAGATTACAGGTGTCCTCCTTCATCTTCTTCATCACATTCAAATCTCCACTCGCTTGTAGACAGAGTATCATCCATTCCTCTATAATCATATGAGCCATTGCCATGGATGTACTCAGCTTTACTGATTGCTTCATCCATTTTATCGGCATACAAATCTTCATTGTCATGTAGATAATCGAGGAGGTATCCATCATAATAATCTTTAACTCCATCCTTATCTCTCCAATCTTTCGGAATCTCTATCTCTACCTCTGCGAACTTGTGATACACACTTCGGTTCTGAATTTTTACTTTCACCTTGCTCTCATTTCGAGCATGCTTAATTACGGATACTAATTTACTTAATGTCATAATATTATATTTAAATTTTAGTTAACCCCACATAGACCTTCTATGTCGGTTTGATTCTATGGCATCAGCTATATCAACCAATGAATCTTGGAGGAGAGTGTCAACACACTCATCCTCATCCACGATGTCCTCAAGTATATTATATAATACTAGCTGAAACTTGTGGCTTTTGTCAATTGCTTTATAAATTTTACTCATAACCTGTAATCTATATATTTATCTATTATTTCGGTGATGTCACGAATCAGGAGTTCTCGGTCTGATTCACCAAACATTATTACTTCTCTTAACTCATCGGCACACGCCTTGCGTGACCAATTGTCCATGTATCTACTCGTATCACTCATAGCTACAGCTCTGCGTTAAACCATAATGATTCAGCTTCAGGATTCTTATCAAAGTAATCCTTCATCTGCTTACCCATTCTCCAATCAGCATACTCCGATAAGTCATTTGGAGTTACATTGAATCTTGCACAATCCTTCTCCATGTTGTACCCATGCTGTCCTTCCTTCTCTAACTCTTCCCACATATGCTCGACTCTAGCTACAGCACCTGAAAGTTCTATCTCTTTTAATTCTTTGGAGAGTTTATCGTATGAATCTCTGCTTACAGCATAGTCAATTGATGATGGTTCTTGTGGTGTCTCGTATGCACCGAACCTTTCTCCTGCGTCACTTGGTTGGACAGCGAACATAAACTTACCTTCGATGTCCCCATAATAATATCTACCCATAGTATTTGATTTTATTTTTGTTATTATATATTTCTAAATAGATTTGGTATTCGGAGTCCGAGGGACGATAGACATCTATCTGTCCCCCTTCATCCTCATCAAACACACAAATCACTTTTGTTCTAAGCTTTTTTATTCTCAGCATTATTTATTTTTTTTGAATGATACTTCCATCATGTCCGTCACCAACTCTGCATCTATCTTGTTGGTCGTCATGACTCTCTTGTACGCATCAGATACTTTTTCTTTCTGATATGTGCTGTCATATAATCCAAGTAACTTCAGGTCTCTGTATCTCTTCAGGTCATTGAAGTCATACAGGATGTAGCTACCATCCTCCAAAGATATCTTCACACACTTGGAGCCGTACCTACCCCAATAAGAACAATAGTTAAAGTTCACATCTGATTTACCCATGTTGCATTGAGATACATTATCAACACCAAACTTTTCTCGTAACTCATTCATCATTTCTCTTGCGTTCACATCCTCTTTCATCTCTTGAATAAACATACTCTTGTTGTCCTCGGATTTCTCACGGCAGTAGATAATAAATGTGTTCAAGCTTACTTCTCGTTGCTCTTTGTTTACACGATAGCTACTGAACTTGTAGTTCCACTCATTCTTGTGTGTCTTGGACGACCACTTGCGAGTCCTGTTACAAGCGTTGAGTAGGCACAGGTGATACGGCTTGTTGTCCGTCTCGGTTAATATATATTGCAAGTCATAGAGTGGGAGCTTCAGAAACTTTTTGGTGCCATCACCAACAGGAAGCTCGACTGCTTGAGAGGTAATCTCTAGTGTGAGGTGTAGGTCACAAGCAGGAATATAACTAACAAGACATTTCTTCTTGTCCCACACTCTTCTGTTGCCACCATTACTCCAATCGTAATCGTATGGACAATTGAACTTCACAACAAACTTGTCATTGGTATAAGCTATCTTCTGCTCATCGTTCATGGGAAGAGTGTTGATTAGTTCTCCACTTCTTATCTTACCTTCGTAAGTTTCACCACTCGAGTAAGTCCTCTTGTCTTTGACCTTCAGGTCACACAACATGTTGTGTATCGCAATAGCTTTGTCGTACTTCAGCAACTCTCTATCTATATATGATTGCATGTACTCCTGTACTCCGTCATTGATTGCTTTCGTCACATCAACTCTGTCTTTCGTCACCTTCTCTCTAAGCAGAGCTTCGGCAACTGATTCACCTTCTTTCAGGTGACAGGTAAAGCTAGTAGTCCTACCTGTTTCCTTATCATGCATGACAATCTTCATTGACTCTACATGATTGAACCATTGTACCTCCTTGAGATAGTCATAGTTCGACTTTTCTAATTTAGTCATATTCGTAGTGTTTAATTAAGTTAGAGAGCAGACGAGGATTCGAACCTCTGTTTTACATCTATGATTGTGAACAGGTCATCGATGATTAACTAACGCTGTGTCAAACGGATTATGATTCCAAAACCACATCGACCTCCAAGGTAGCATCTGCTCTGTATTTATATATAATACTCACACCCTTCATAAATGAAGGGGGTGTGAGTTATTATATATTTATATATCATGCCCACAAGAACACTCAGGACATGGCACCTCATGGTAAGGGTCATCGTAGGTGGGGGATATGATTGTCCCTTCACCATCGCATTCCTCACACTTATCTCTCTCAGCTTCCCATTCTTCTATGTCCTCCTCATCTAACCAATAGTTAGTGAAGTCATGTCCTTCAAGTATCAGCTCCCTCGCTACGTCCATCATCCCATATTTATCATAGAATAATTCTGAATCAGGGTCGCTGATATTGTCGTCATCTTTCTCGTGTAGCCAACCGATTTCGTATCCATCGGCTGTACCAAGGCAATCAAATATATAATGCTTGATTTCCTTATCCTTTGGAACCGAAGTTCCTATGTGTGTTTTCGCCATATATATATATTTATTTATTAAAATCTTTTTTCTCCCAAACAATTGAACTGCTCCACTCACTTTGGTCTTCAGCTTTTATCTCTTCAATCTCTTGCTCAATAAACATTTCAATTCTACTGAGTAGCTCGAAGGTTTGCTCTTCGTTGAGTAGCTCATTGTGTTTTATATAACTAGCTAGCCTATCGTAGTAGCTTAGTTCTTCACCTGCAGAGTTTCCCATATAATTGAATGGGAAATCTCTGTAAGTGGTGTCGTTTAACCAACCTCTTCCTTTCATATTATATAGTATTACCTGTTACGATGATGTGGTATACTAATGCCGTCCAAGACGATAATACAAAAGCCATTACTCCGTAAGTGATTACGTTCTCGATTGATAATTTTGAAATTAATTTTCTCATGTTATATAGTGTTTAAGTTAGTTGTGGGGGAAGGAATTGAACCTTCTTTTTTAGGGTTTTCGAGTCCCTAAATTAGACCGACTCCCCACGATTATGCAACAGAATTTCGACAAACATACGACAAAAAAACGACATATGCAAATCTTTTTTTGCCCAACAGGTTAAACTTTTTTCGTTTACTCTGATTGCCATTCGCCACAATCCGAGCAGTATGAATCACCTATGTACTGATGATAAGTTACTTCATGACTGCCACAGAAATCGCATCTGTCTATCGCATGACAATCTGAATCTAAGGCTAGTACATCTGCAGGTACTTCCGTTGGCTCAGGAATGTCATCTAGATAAACTAAATATATAGCTGAGTTGAATGGCTCCACGAACAGATTAAACTCCTCGCAAACCTGCTCAAATGTCTCGGTAGGATTACCCCATTGACCTCCTTCAAGATGGTACTCTGTTTCTACGTTGCTCTCGTTGTCAATCCAAAACAATAATCCTTCAGTTCTCAGGTCGTTACCTTGGTGGTCATAAACTTCTGACTCCTTACAAGTTATTCCTAACTTTCTGAGTGCGTTCATAGCTTTGATTTTGTGTGTGTTTTTCATAGTTATATATATATTTAAAATTAGCTTCGAGGGGTGGAATCGAACCACCCTGCAACCATTCTCGAATATCCTCGGTTTATTTGTTACCGAGGATGTAATCAGTAGCCTTAGCCGACTGCGTTAGAGCTGATACGATGGCTTTCTCATCAGCTTTCTCAACTGCTTTGACCCATCCGTTGACGTAAGCTTGACTCTGCTTATCTTCGTCATCTGTGTTGATTCCTGCAATACCTGATAACACCATAGCTCCTGACTCTGCAATCAGTTCCTCGAAGGCATAATCATGCTTGGTTTTATTTAACTGATATGCTGTAGCAACTCCTTCTCTGTTCAACCTCGAGTCATGACCTGTTGAGTGAACCATCTCATGAAACAGAGTGTGATAATATTTATCTTCTGAATCGAACTGAGTCATCAACGGCATCACTATCATATCCTTCGAAGGAGAGTAGTAAGCTCTGTCCTGCTCAACATCCTTGAAGGTTAACTTCTTAGCTATCTTCTTGTACTTCGCTACGATTTTTTCACAGCTTTCGATAGGCTTTACTTCTTTCGTCTCACCTAATTTTCTCAGAGGTTTCAAACCTTCGCATTGTCCAATGTTCCATACTCTGTAGTATCTCAGGTCAAAATTTGTGAAGATATCATCTTCGTTACAATTTTCCTTCTTCATACACTCTGCTTTCGTTCTGTACCAAGTTCCGAAGTTTTCCTTCGAGCAATATGATATTAACCAAAAGAATATATCTGTTCCTCTCTGACCCTTCAGGACTTTACCACCTCTAGCAGATATGCTCTTGAAGGTATCCCATTCGTTGTGGTCATAACCTTCTTGCACCATCTGATAGTTAAGGATGAAGGTATTGAATCCTCGATAAGCTCTACCTGATTTGTTATTGATTGGGTGATTCTCTCCTGATTTCCAAGGTTTGAACCACTTCAAGCCGTCTTTCTTAAGTCCTTCGAGAAGCGTGGCTTTTACTTTCTTGAGAACTGCATTCTTGTTTGTACTCATAATTTTAAATTTTTAATTTAAGTTAATTTTCTGTTTCGTCCTTTGGGACTCATCAGGAGAGACACACATCTCTCGACAGAGGGGACATAGTCCCCTGTACTCTAGAAGCCGTAGATATCTTGAAACCTTCTGAAGATTCCCTGTAACCCTTCGTTGTACTCTTCTTCAGAGATGAACCCTGAGTGAAAATCTCTCTCAAGCTTGTCTTCGAGAGCGAACTGCATTTGCGCTTGTTCTGTAATAGAGTTAGAAACTACGTTTACTTCTGTTGAATTGATTAAATTTTTCATAATTTTTGTGTTTTTTTTGATTAATATTTGTTCAAAGGTAGTTTAATATTTCGAATTTCCAAACTTTGTTAATAACTTTTTTTCCTCAACAGAGTAAAATTTTGATTTTCAGCGAGTTATTAACAATGCGATTACTAAGTTTTGTTTATATATATATCCTTGGCTACAGGTACTAACGAGGGAAGGTTATTGTCTAAATTTTCTGTTCAGTACACGCACACATGCAGGTAGGTGCGTACACACACGCATTATGCACGCATGCACGGAGTCCTGACCTGAATCGCACACGCAACGCATGACGCATGCACACATACGCACACATACGCATGAGAAAAAGCTAAAAAAATCAGACATGCACCAACAGAAGACGACCCCCCCCATACAAAATTTTTTGTGTTTCCTGCAGCGCACATTGTTGTGACACATACATATAACCCGAAAGCCCTAAGTATCTAAATAAAATTTTCTATCTTTGTATATATATAAAATTAATAGTCATGGCACACAGTAGATTTAACATTCCTCCTTCAATGCAAGGGTATGAAGTAAAAGACGGTAGGCTAATCAATATGGCTCCTTCACCTAGAATGGGTATTACTGAGTTAGCAGATATGAAGAACGCAGCAAAGAGATACAAGAAAGTACAGATGATTGCTGAAGGAAACGAACTAGCACGAGCTAATATAGATTTATTCAAACGATAATAGATTTAGTTTGTGTAGAGGATAGGTTTTAGTAGTGTTTTTCTTATCCTCACTTTTGGAAGGGGACCCTCACATCCCCTTCTTTTTTTATATATATGTCAACTTCCTGTTAACTTTCTGTTGAGTTTCTGTTGACTTTTGAAACCTAACTCCTTGATAATCAAGACTTCTGTTAACCTTGTTAACTTTTAAGGGGTCGTATACGGAAAAAAAATATATACGTTATAATAGAGAGAGAGAGAGTATAGCGAAATATTCTCAACAGGTTAATTTGTTTATGTCGAATTTTTTTCGTATATTTGTTCAAAATTAAAAACACTACATTATGAATGAACCACTAACTTCCTACGAAGACGACTATTACGAATACGAAATACATCATCCTACGAAACCATTAATCCTTTGTGAAGGAAACAAATGGTCCTCTCGTTTCAAGAATCGTTTAGTCTTTGAAACCAAAGATGAAGCTTTCACTTATATCAATAGTATAAGACACAGAGGTAAGGTGATAGAGATTTACCATATCAATAATTTTTACGATGGTTGGTTTAACTCTGTATTTAACACTCGTGAGATTAAAGAATAATTTTATACATTTGTATAGAATTTAATTAAATATATTTATGAATCCAAAACAACTACACTTCGATAGCGAAGGCAGAGCCAAGCTTTTAAATGGTATAACTCAAATCGCTAAAGCAGTAAAGTCCACACTCGGACCAAGAGGGAATACGGTCCTAATCGAATCACCTGAACATACTCACGGAATCACAGTTACCAAAGATGGAGTGACTGTAGCTAAATCAATCTTCCTTATGGATGAGGTTGAAAATCTAGCTGTACGCATAATGAAAGAAGCAGCAGATAGAACAGCCACCACAGCAGGAGATGGAACGACCACAGCTATCGTCTTGACAGAATCATTAGTCAAGATAGGTATGGAGCTAATAGATGAAGAGGTCAATAGACCTGATGTATTATCATGGCTACAGAAAGAATGTGAGGTCATAGTCAAGAAGCTAACCAAGAATGGTAAAAAGGTTTCAGGAAAAAAATTAAAAGATGTTGCAGTCATCTCAGCCAACAATGATGAGAAGATTGGAAAACAAATAGCAGACGTTTATAAATCTGTAGGCAAAGACGGTATTGTTACTGTAGAGAAATCAAAAACAAACACTACCTATTTTGAGACTACCAAAGGAATCAAAATAGATAGAGGGTACACATCCCACTTATTTGTAAACGACCAAAAGCATGACGAGTGTATCATGGAAGATGTTATGGTGCTAGTATGTGATACGGAAATAAATACCATACTACAAATCGAAAGTGTATTGAAGCCAATCATAAATGAGCAGAAGAAGTTATTAATCATAGCTCCATGCTCACAAGGATTTATAAATACATTGGCAGCAAACGTAATGAAGAATAATTTGAAGCTTGTCAATATTGCACCACCGGACTTTGGATATAGGCAGCATGAATTAATGCAAGACATAGCTTTGTCAGTAGGAGCTAAATACTTTAGTGGTGAAACAGGAGATGACTTAAGCCTAATAAACTTTGGCGACTTGGGTCATTGTTCCAAGGTGATAGTTGGGCGTGACTCAAGTATCGTCATTAAAGATGATAAGATGGAGAACCAAGTAGCGATAGATGAAAGAGTCAAAGAGCTATGGGTTCAGCATGAAGTGACAAACGATAAACAATTAAAAAACTTTATCGAAAAAAGAATCGCTTCGCTTACAGGTGGTATAGGTGTTATCCATGTTGGTGGTAACACAGACCTTGAGCAAAAGGAGTTATACGATAGAGTGGACGATGCAGTATGTGCTGTCAAGTCTGCTCTTGAAGAAGGTATACTTCCGGGAGGTGGATTGTCTTTATATTATACAGGATATGAATACGAAGAGAAATCTAAGTCTATGAAAAATTCTGCGCAAAAAATTGCTTACGCAATTTTAGGAGCTGCATTGCAAACTCCATTAATACAGATTCTCAGAAACGCAGGTATGGATGAATACTTATATGAAAGAGAAGGAGACTTAGAGTGGGGAGTAGGATATGATGTAAAAAATGAAGAGTGGGGTGATATGATTTCCATGGGAGTTATAGACCCTGTTAAAGTGACTAGGTCAGCTTTACAAAATGCTATTAGTGTTGCAGTAACTTTGCTATCTACTAATGCAATTATAACCATGCATAGAAATAAAAAATAATTATTATGCCAATAGATAATCACATATTCGAAGCAGAAAGAAACAGAAGATTAGAGATTGAGAAAGCTATCAAGCTTTTACAAAAGAACGGCTACGTTGTATCATCAAAAGAAAAAACGTATGCGTCCAATATCTAAGTACATTCTAATTGAGCAGATTGAAGAAGAGCTCAAAACAGAATCAGGAATACTGTTAACTAATGACGAAGCACAAAGACGTAGATACCATAAAGGTAAAGTCATTGCTGTAGGAAATGAAGTGAGTACTATTATTCCAACAGAAGAAATATATTATGACTTCAGGAATGCACACACTTTATTGATAGAAGGAAAAAAGGTTACGGTTATTCAGGAGAGGGATGTCGTAGTTGTTCTATAAGATTTCTATATACTTTGTCTGTATACTTCTTGTTACTAAACACAGAAGTAGGAATCTCATTGCCATTTAGTTTTGAATAAACTGAAGCGATAAGTCTCTTCGTCTTGTACGACAACTCGTACAATGCTCTACGCTTTCCTACTCGTTTTCTAAAAACAACAATCCATCCATCTCTTCGTAGTTTCTCAAACCTATCTTTATTCCAACTAATGACTTCATTAAACTTTTGAAAGTCATCTCTAGAAAACCTTCCTTCAGTTTTTAAAAACAAAAGAGTTTCTAATTCTGCAGTTGTAAGCTTATATTTTTT